TCAGAAGGCGAATGCAGTTTGAGGTATTCCTCACGAAATCGAGAGTTGAACCTACGCTTTAATAGAGAAGAAAGAGCCTTTTCCCCGATACCGTTTCTAGGATGTCTAAGCCAATAGCGAATAAACCACTTAACTTCTAATGCTGACATTTTATTTAATGCTTCATTAATCATAGTGTATGAATTACTATTGATAGAAGAACAATCTAATGTCAAAAGAGAATACATATTTCTGATTGTATAGTTAGAATCATTGTTCCACTCACCATCTAGAAACTTGTATATTCCTTCACCTAAATCACTCCACATTCCTGCTTGAGATTTAACCTCGTCTTCGAACATCTGTAATGAGTTAGCAATCCATGTGACTGCTCTCTTATTACCGATGTTATTAGTCTCAAGATTTAATGATAGAATATCTAATACAACATTAGGATTACTAAATGAACTAAGTGATTCATCTAATATTCTAATCTTATCTGTTGTTCTATTCTGTTGTTCTATTGCTTCACACATTCTAGCGAATCTAATTAGACTCATCAGTATTCACCTTGTAATTATCATTAATCTTAGTCAAACCTTTCAGCAAAACATCTAGTTCATCCATATTCATTCGGATTCCTTTTCTAGACGGTTTACCATTTGTGTACCACCTAACATCTACTACATCTATTTTGTAATATTGTCCTTTCTTTACTATCATTTCCATTGTCGCATTTCTTGGTATTCTTAATACCGTTTCTAACTCTTTACTCATTCGTACCAACCTTCCTTAAATCTATTCAAATCTTTTAGAGATGTGAACGTTCTAATTCCCTCAACGTCATCAACTCTTGTGGCAATATACACCACGCCCCCTAAACTACTAATCTTAATTATCTCATATGTTCTATTCTCAGGATGTTCGAAAACTTCCATTGTTTCTATATCAGGAACTAAACCATAGTTCTTAGACAAATCTGAACTTATTGAGTTAATATTGTTAGCGACATACTTTACTATCAATGCCTTTTGTATTGGGACTTTAGCATCAACTACTAGTTTTATTTTACCACTCATTTCACAAACCTTACACTTATTACCTTCACAAATAGGACAAGTTATATCCGCAGGTAGCGGAGCAGGGAACTGAACGGTTATTGCTTTCTTCTTCATTCTCTACCATTCCATACACGATACTTTACTTCATATTCAACTGTTACATCAAATGGGAAAGTAGCAAACATAAGTGTTGCATTTCCAAATTGTGGTGCATATCCTGTATTCCATAGTAAGCCGTCTTGCAGAAGATGACCCTCGATATTAAATGAATAGTTGTTAAATATAACAGAGTTATTCACAATATCAAAACTAAGATGAGTTACATTATAATTAAAATAATCTAACTCAATCAAACCATAAGTAGTATTAACATCTAACCAAACAGTCTGATATGTAGAATTATTCACATCGTTAATTAAAAATGTAAACGTACCATTAATGGTTGTCCATTCTTTTGGTGCTTGTGTTTCTTCATCAAACACTTCATCGGGTGTTGGAATTGTACATCCTGCTAACAATGTTGTTAGTATTAAGAATACAAAACCATACTCCTTAAGGGTTGTTTGTCTGCTATTTTCCATAGTTAATGTATTATCGCTCATATTTCTTCATCTCCATAAAAGTCATCAATGGTAGGTGCGGGACTGTCATTGAATGCAATTATCCCTTCAACATGTAGGTTATCAGTCTTTTCTAGACGTTTTGCTTCCTTTATCATAGCCTTTTCATGTTCAACTTCCATCATAATGGTAAATGCCCTATCTAATTTCTTATGAGAGAAATCAATCTGTTCAGTTATACCATTCTTGTTAATCATACAGTCATCCAACATTTTTCGCATAAAACAAACAAGGTCTAACAGTTCCGTGTTATGTTTTACTAGTGTTTTAACACCTTTCGCTACATCATTCGCATCTTCTATCAATTTTTTACTTTTATTCATTTATTCTTCCTCCATCATTATACATTTTTGTAAATATACTGCTAGGTCAAGAGCCTCCTCCTGTGCATGAATTAACCATGCTTTACGAGTTAGGTCTTTCCTTTCCATAGTAGTATTATACTTTCTCTTACCTATTTCGGCTCGTTGCCTTAACTTTACTATTACTATCTCTTCTACTTCACTCATCTTCTTTCGCCTTCCTTCTTTCGTGCATTACATCTTCAAACGCATGAAGTTGTGCTTCACTCATATGACTAGTAAATATAGTGCCACTAATCATATGAATATCAGTAACGTATGTGTTTTTCTTCAACATACCTTGTGCTTCTTCATTAATACAATACCCACTAATATCATCTACCTTTAGAGTAGTGACACCTGAATTAGTTACTAAACTAATCAATCTCATTCCTCTTCCCCACTGTATGAACTCTTTTGTTCTAGTAGCCCATAGAAAACCTTCTTTGCTACAATAGTTTCAGGATTGAATGCTAAGTATTGGTTATCACCAAGAACAATAGCAGACTTTAGTATAGGTTTCCAAGTGTTAATTGTTGACCAATCAGTTGAACTGAAATAAGCCTGACCAAAAGGATGAGTGTGAATCCAACATTTAATCGGTATTCTCATCGGTGCGCCGTTTACTAGTTCATCTTCATGTCCTTCAAATGACACAAAGGATGGGTCGCCACTGCTGATGTATAAATCATCTTTATCATCAACAATTACTTGTACTTCCATACCTTCTAATACATCTATTGACATCTTCCATATTGCTGTCATGAAGGCTTCAGTGGAATTGTTAGGGAAGAGATATTCTATATCATCTGCCATATCATTATACACATCTCGTATGTGTTGTTTCCAATCAAACTCCTTCATTACCTTTTCATTTTCTGTTACTTCTTCTTCCATTTTTATTCCTCCTCGTTTTTCTTTATTTTTGCTGTTGCTTTCTCTAATTGAATCCAATTAGAAAACGTTAGACTTGCATCTATTCTTCCATCAAGTAATGCTTGTTCATAATCATCACGCATTTCTTGAAACTTTCTTCCCATCTTTCCCATTTATATTCCCCCCATATTATCTATAATCATATCTTGACTGTTAACAAACTCATGATAGGCTCGATGTCCTGCAATGAATCCACCTGCATGTCTTTTAGTTCCTAAGAACTCCTCACCACATACAGGACAAGTAACCTTTACTATCTCTGCTTGTTGGTAATATCCATCTGTTGAAATAACATTCATAACTTCGTCAATCATTTGTTCGTCTATATCTTCTATATTCTCTTCATCACTCATATTTTCACCTTCATATATTGTCTCAATGTTTTTATTGGTCTAAGTAATTGTTTACCCTCGACCTTGGTTTCTGTTTTAGATTCTACTACGGATGTAGTTTTACTAAAAACACTTACACCACTTTTTATTCTTCGCCTGTACTGTTCTCTCCACATTACTTGAACACAATCATTGCAGAACCTTCTGCTATCTGCCAAATGTTCGGGAACAGGTTCATCCTCTTTACCACAAAGAGTCTTTTCTAATATTGAAAAGCAGATATACTTCATTCTTCCTTCTCCTTGTATGCAGGATGGGTCTTTGGTAATCTATGTAATCTTCTACTCATCATATTATGGATGAGAGAGGAAACAGAGTCAGCCCCATCCAAGAATCTTTTCTCGGCTGTTTTATCTCCTGAAGGACACATCTTCTCTTCTAATTCTGTTAAGTCTATTCTATCCATAAGATGCTTCAGTACTTCATATTCGACATGTATCTTAGAAGCGGCTCTCATTAAACATTCACCACCATTTTATCAGCAACGTTCTCATTGTCTTGCCACCATCTTTGAATCCACTGTACTGCAATACCTGCAATTGCAACTTGCATACAGTTTACTTGTTCAGGACTACCATCCCAATCTCCACCTTGACAACTGAATGAACCTTCTGCTCCTGATAGTAAATCGTCAACAAGATTAGCATTAACCTTGTAAGAGATTAAAGCCGCATTGCGACCTTGCGCTCTCAAATCCAACCACTTAATCTTAGCATCATCACCATATCCTTGACGATATAATAAACGTCTTACTGCTAAGTTATCAGCACAACAAACTACTAGGTCATATCCTTTCAATTGTTTCTCCACTAATACTTGATAAGGTTGAGGCTTCACAGGTTTTAACCCGTTTACCTTCAACCTATTGTTGAGAGCGTTAACTTTAGTTTGTCCTACCATATCGGCCATAAAGTTTTGATATGTTAGATTCTTTTCTTCTAACTTATCATCATCAAATACTGTTATGTCGTATATACCAATTCTCGATAGGAAGTCAACCAAATAACTTCCAATTCCACCTGTTCCTATTATCATTACTTTTCTCATTCTCTTATTCCTCCAATTATTTTATTTACATTATATTTATTCAAGATAGTTCTTTCTATCTGTATTAATTCACATATCTTTCTTATGTGTATTCTCAGTGTTACTTCACTGATATTAACTGTTGATGCTAATTCTCTCTGTAATACTGAATGACCTAACATCTTACATGCAATGTATACTGCTCCCGCGATTTCACCATTACCAACTCTAACATTAACTGATTCATAATAGTTAGATACATAGTCAACAAAAGCAAAGATAAGATTTCTATCTTTTATATCTGCTCCTGATTTATCTAAGCATACGGTTACTACATCATGAACATCTCTAACACCAAAAATATGAGACTTACGATAGAACTTGGCTATCTTTTTAGAAGCCCTCATTATCTTACTTCTATGAACTCCTGTTGTTTTCTGTAAAGACTTGAGCGATACAAAAATACTTTCATCCTTTAGAATGAAGTATGCTAAACCTGCCGCCCTAACTTCTGTTGGTAGACCAATTAATACTCTATTTCGTTGTAACTCTTGATAGTAGTGTTCTACCTCTCTTCTTAATGAGAGTTTATACGGTTTGTAAGGAGATAGATACATCATACATGTATTGTGAGTTGCTATATCTCCTTCTGACCAAAACTTACTCTTTGCCTCCGTCTTAATATGGTTGAGTCTTAGACTATGTTTTACAGACGTTTTACTTCTATTACCAAATTGTATTGTACTACCCATACCATATTTAGAGTCTGATTCCATTGCACTAGACGTTTCCTCGAATATCTCGACATTAAGCACAAGACCACAATCAGAACATATGTGGTAGCCCAACCTATCATCAAACGATGATTCGGTTGAGCCACACTCCATACACTTCACGCTTTAGCCTCCAATGCTTTCTTTGCCGCATAGTCTTGTTCTTTCTGTTTAGACCAAGAGTTTAGTTTGGACATATCCATACGGTAATTATCAGGGTTTACTAGGTTTCTTTCAGATGCTTGTTTAACATAATCAACAATAGTATAGATACTCTTAGCAGAAGTTTCATCATTCATTAATGCTAATGCTCTAGCAGTTAGTTGGTCGCCAATGCTTGAGTTTCTATGAATATTATCAATACATATTGGGCCAGTGAGTGAATGACCTTTCCAAGTTTTTCCACCTGCATCTTTACCATTAATCATGTATGTGTTAACATTCTGATGACCAAGTTTCATACCTTTCTTCTCATCAACAACAACCCAATCAGCAACTTTACCTCTAACGAATAGAGCCTTGTTCATTGGGTTTCTGAATTGAACCAATCTAATATTCGGATATTCAGCATCCATATCATGTAGTAGTTTTGTTGCTCTGTCTTCAACCATATTCTGCTTTCTGTTCTGCATTAACCACGCTATACATAACTTCTGTTCTGTTGGACTAGGCATATTACCCATCAACAATTGCCATAATTTTGAAGGGTCTGCTCTATACCAAGTCTTAGACTTAGATTGACCAAACCTAAAAGTATTAATGAACACATTCAAATCTTTGAGAGTAATAGCACCCCAAACACCTTCGGAAATCTCTAAGGCACATTCGGTTTCACTGATTACTTTAGTATTAATCAACACCTCATGTTTTTCTCCTACATGATAAAAATTGTAATTACTTCTATTTTCAATAGCATGAAGAACATTAGGTGGATAGTGAACAACCTTCTCAATGTAATCATCCATTACAAGTACATCTCTTACAAACGCACCACGAATTATTATCTTAGATAGAACAACTGCAAGGTCTTTCTTACTTACTCTAACACCATCAATATAATGTCCACTACCTTTTCGACCATAAACAACAATACTTTCACCATTATGGTATTTGAAAGTTATAGTATTCAAGAAGTTTTCATTCTGTACTTTAGTTAACAATGCGTTAGTTATTAATGCAGAAGTATTTGTTAGTACAGGGTCTTGTTCACCTCTAACATTTGATAGGCTTGGCCTAGTTACTTGCCATGACATTTCCCCAAATTGATTGAAAGCATTTCTATTAGTTACATACTTACCGAATCTATCTCGCATCCAAATACTGCGAAACAACTGTTTCTTAGATGACCTGAGCAAGAAACTACTAGTTGTGTAACTTCTTGTGTCATCTCCTACTGAGGGTATTGTTACTTTTATTTTTACCATTTTTATTCACCTTTTTATTTTCTTTTTCCCAATATTTGGCATCACCATAATTATGTAAATACCATGCGTCTCTTTCTATATGAGAAGCAAGTTCTTCCATTGATTTGAAAGAACTATGCCCTCCTACAACAGCACGTTCCATAGAATGATACAACTTACTGTATCTAAGATTACCACTCTTGTATAGTTTGAAACTCTTGTCTAACCAAACCCTTTGAGGGATAGTTACACTAGTCCTAATAACATACTCGAAGTTAAGGAAATCTTTCTCTTTAATTAACATCTATACTTCACATGCTCCACCTGCACAGGCTATTTCGCCCTGAAGGTTGGTGGTATCCTCCAATTCTATTACTTCAGTCAAATCTATTGGGTGAAGTTTTTTGACCATTTCGTTATATCTTTCTTCATCTATTTCTTCGAATGGGGCTTGTTTGTATTCTCCTCCATGATAAGGTAAGAAAGACATACCGTTGTATGAATGTCTATTATCCCATAGCCATTGAGTTACTTCTTTCCATTCTGTTGGTTTAACGTAAACAGTAGCCGAAACATTGTGACCATTGTTTCCTCTACGATGACCTGTTTTAACCCAATTCTCAGAAACAAACTTTACTCTCTCTAACATATCCAAAGCAGTTTCATCTGCTCTTGTTGTCACATAGTCGTATGGAATAGTTTGTGGTATAGATAGTACTGCACTTTCATCTTCTTTACCTATTTCATCTTCAATCAAATCAGGAAGTTTCTCTAACAAGTAAGGATAGATTGCTTCACTCTTACCTACACGAACTGACCTGAGATAGTACTTTCCATACCATGCATGAATACCACTAGAAGTTCCTAAAACACAACTAGTTGTTCCTGCGGGTTTAACGCATGTAGTTCTAGCGGCTTCGTTGATACCAAGCATCTTAGCGTAGGTAGCATTAGTTGTCTTAACTAACATTGCCGCCTTACTATACCAAGAATCCATGAGTTGGTTACTAGCAATACCTGTCATACCAATACCAATAAGAGCATCTTTCTCAGTGTTCCTTCTCCAAACTTCTCTAAGATAGTGGAAGTCAGTATATGTCGCTTGCACTGTTCCTAAGACTGTCGCCGCCTCTACTCGTTGTAGTAAGTCTGCCTCGTTTTCAACATTAGATACATTAACTTCGCAAAGGTTGCAGAACTGATAAGGTCGTAGTCCTATTTCTACACAAGGATTAGTACCCCAATCTTTGTCATTAGTTAGATAAACGCCGGGTTCTCCTGAATGACTATTAGCAACATTAGACATTAGTTCTTTGAAGAAATCTTCTGTAACTCTATGTCTCAATACAACTGCCGAATTGTTTGCTCTATATCTTTGAGCATTACCTTCTTCTGCGAAGTTACCTGCTTTAGCATTAATCATCTCTCTATCATCAGCACTGAATAAACTGATTAAAGCAGAACGGCGAATACCTCCTGATAATACAGTATCAGCAATATAACACATCATGTCATGTGCTTCAATTGGCTTAATCTTATGTCCTTCTTTCATCTCATTGAACATACCTTGTATAATAACAATACACTTCTTTAGTGGTTCAGGGCCGGGTGCATTTCCACCTGTTGTTTTGAGTCTAGCACCTTTAGGTCTAATGTCTGAATAGTCAAATCTAGGCATTGTTGTTCTCTTACCAGTATAACTATCAAAAAGAACTCTAATGGCTTCAGCCCAACCTTCAATGGTGTCGGCTACTTTGTATCTATAAGTTCTATCAGTACTAGGCTTTCTAACAACAGGTAGTTTGTCAATATGATGTTTCTGTACTGAGAAACCAACACCTGTTCCACCCAATAGTAGGAACATTGCTTCACTAAAAGATAGAGTACTATCTATTGGTAAGAATGCACAGTTATATATTCTATTTGGAGATACTTCTATTGGCTTTCCGCCAAACTGCATTGAACGCATTGATGGAAGTATCTTTCGAGTTTTAACGAAGTTGTCATATACATCATATAACCTAGTTGCTATTGTAGTATAAGTATCCTCATCTAAATCCAATGTTTGTTTTAGATGTTTAAGATGCATGTTTCTATTTCTATCACAAATCTCATCCCATGTTTCCTTTCGTTGTTCTGTTTCTATCCATTTAGCATACTTCATATTCTCTACGGTTTCTGCTAATACTTCATTCCCTAATTTCATTTTCCTTCTCTCCTTTAATAAGTGTTTTTAGTAGGCTTCTCACCTACTTGACATCTGCCCCGATGTTAGGACTACAAACGTGCGTAATACAGCATATAGTAGTTATCTCCCATGTGATATACACCACAGGGGTTTCTTGACAATCCGACTTTTTTTTATTTACCGAATTAATAGCCGCCGACAATAGCAGGGACTAGGTTTACATTATCAACAGTTGACCAATCTATGTTGGTTATGTTCTGTCTGCTTACCATATCACCGTTAACATAAACCCAATGAGTTGGGTGTTCTGCTATCTGCTCAATCATCTCTGCACTAGATACCTCTAGTTCAGTGTGGCCTGTTTCATTCATTATTCGCAATTTCATTTTTATTACCTTCTTTTTTTTTCATTCAACTATTTTTAAGACTCTGTTGACTGTCTTGCTTGGTTAAGCGTATTCTCTAATGATGTAATGTAGGATTTTAATTCCTTCTTATCACCAAGGAGTTGTATCTGCATTGACTCGTAAACTTCAACCTTCTGTCTGAATGCTTGAATAGTTCCTTCTAAACCTTTAGCATACTCTAGAAGACGATTGAAATCTTCTTGCAATGTGTTTACGGGTGTTTGCTCCACCACTACTTCTTCTGTTACTTCTTCAGTTTCTTCTTTTGTTTCTTTATTCTTCTTACTCATGAACTTCCCTCCATGTACCTTTTCTTACTACTGGCGAAGCATCAGTTTTCTTTAATATTTCTATCTCCTTAGATGCTTGCTGTTTAGTAAGTAATGTCATATCCCCTTTATATCCTAATCCTTTTAGAAAGTTAAGTTGCGGCTCTGTTGCCTTGGTAGTCTTACGTGTTAGTAAAATCTCCTTTAACCTTTCGGCTTGGTTTACTGTTGGTTCGCCTCCTCTAGTGAATAATCGCTTCATATCTCTCAAAAAACCACGTTCCCAAGAATTAATACCATCTTCAAACGCATTGAATACAGGGAAACCAAAGTAGAGACACGCTTCCATAAACCTACGTTCGGTTACATCATGTTCTCTAAGTTTACTCATCTTATCCTTAATGTCTAAGTCCAAGTTTTCTAGGAATACTTTCCTGTCTTCTACATACTTGTCCTCAACACCTAGTTGTTCTAGATAGTCATCAATGTATATTGAAAATAAATCCATATCACCCAACAACTTATCGTTAGGATAACCTCTAGTCTTACTCTGCGCTCTCTTGTTATCAGGATGATTCCATCTCCAAACAATAGAAGCCATTTGATAATCCTCTCTACCGAACTTACCTGAGCCTGTTTTTCTAATGTAGGTTACAGGACGGTATTCTTTGAGTTCAGTGTCATAGTATTTCTTATCTGTCTTCTTAACGTTAAGCCTTAAGTCTAGGTCTTTGATTTCATCAAACAGTTTAGTAAACTCTTCTCCTTCATCATCCCACCATGCTTCTCTAATCAAAGTCTGAACAGCAACGTTCTTCCACTCTTCTATCTTTTCCTCAGTGATAGCACTAATAGGAATGTTAAGTGTCTCAGACATATGTCTTAGAACCATCCAATTGTTGATACATGTTGAACCAACTATCTCCTTAACATTGTTTACAGTATTCTCTATCTCAAAGTGGTATACAATATCTTTACCACATAGACAATTATGCGGATGTCCACTAGGGTGATTTAGAATAATCTCTCTATATCTTCCAATAGGTGATTTCTTCCAAACATTACCTGTGATACGCCATTCTTTCTTTGCTATCTCATAGTCATCTGACTCAGACAATGCTAACAATCTTGAAGTTAAAGCAGGGTAATTATTACCTCTCTTTAAGTTCCTTTCATTATCTATATCATTCATCTGAATCTTCTCCAATTGTTGCAACACTATCAGTCATCTCAGTCATTAGCATTTGTATTCTAGATAATGTTACTAGTGTTAGATGTCTTGAATCCCTAGCCAAGTCCTGAATCATAGCATCAGTTTTGATAATCTGTTGCATACATTCTGATACCATTTGTGAAGGAAACTCTACTGCGGTTTTAATTTTCTCAGTTAGTTCCTTAATATCTTCAACCATATCATCACTCATTCTAAATCCATCCTCTCGTTGTTTCTCTGTTCTCTCAAGAATCCGTCTAGAAGCATGTCTATCTTACCATACAGTGCTTCAGGCAATCCACCAATTGTCTTTCTATTTAGCGATAGCCAAATTAAAAAACGTTGGTTAAGCACTACCTTAACTTCATCATTGTCATTCATTGTTATTACCATAGGTGGCATTTCATCATCATTTACCATCCTAAACTCTACATTACTTTCTTGTTTTATCATTTTTATTCCTCCTTATTTTCATTCTTTCTGAGAGTATTTAAACTCTACAATTGCTGTTATTTCTATTCAGACATCATCGTTCCCTGTACCGTCACTAGTCCAGTTCCAAGGTGTTGCTATCTGATACATTGTTTTTAATATTCCAAACATTATATTTTTCCTCCTTCATCTATTATTTCTTTTATCACGCCATCCATAGTAGCCCCAATCACTAAGATAGCATCTTCTATTATTTGTTTTCTTACAGGTTTAAGTTCAGGTAACTTTTCATACGCCTCAACCATACCATTGTAATGATTCTTCATTTTCTCTATATTGATTGCTATTATATCTATCATATCATCTGTCATTATCATTCCTCTTCATCAGACCATTGTCTTTTGAATCTTCTAATCAAATGGTCAAGGTTCTTCTTTGTGCAAGCAGATACAAAGTTCTGCCCTCCACGAAGAAATACTACTACTTTGTAGTACTTTGGTCTACCGTGTTCACCTATCCTATCACCGTAGAATAACTTATTCATTTCGTCTGTTTCTTTCAGACTAGACCAAGTAAACGCTTGAATCTCTTTCACTGAAAGAAGTGCATTCTTAAATCTAATATACTGCTTGTCTCTCTCTAACATGTTAGGGTCTGATAGCAGTCATAACATGTATCTTTGGGTTGGTTAGTCCAAATAGCCTTTCTGATATGGCATATTTCACATCTACCTATTATCTTCTTGGTCATCTTCCTCAACCTCTATACCGTGTCTCTCAAAGAACTTCTGCATAACACAAAGACATTCTTCAACTTCGTATTCGCCATACTCTGTTTGTACCGCAACTCGTTCTGTGTCATTACAGATATTACAGTAAAACTCTTTATTATTTAATTTATTGTTACTTATTACCATTTTAATTCCTCTTATGCTTTTTATTCATTTGTAATGGAGATAAACTAATTCCTGTGAAAAATAAATCCTGAGACTACTTAAACTGTCCAAAATAGTGCATTGTTTATGCTTTTTCATAAAATAGTTTATTTCTATTACATTTTGAGTGTGTTGTCGGAAAGTGATTATGCGGAGAGAGCAACACCACGATTTTTGAGAATCTCACTAATTACTGTGGAAACCGACTTGAATACATCTCACTTGAGTTAGGTCAAGGCTTACCAACGGCTCGTAATCCAATATTACAGGTACTTGGAATTGGTTTGGATAACCCCACATGTGTTACCTCGCCTTGTTATGTTTGGGTCAAAGACCCCATTTTTCTTTAATTATCTTAATTTGTTCTGTAAGACCTGCAACTCTCTCGGAGTTTCTTAGGCTAGTCTTTCGGAATGAGTTTACATCTGCACGAAGTTCTTTCATTTCCTCCATGAGTTGTTCGTTACTCTGTTTTCTTAATCTTTGATTTTCTTTGTTTAAAAGACTAACAATAGACTTCAGTTCTTTGACATCTTCCTTTAATTTTTTTAGTTTCTTCTGATTCTTAATATCAGTTTCTCCACCTGCGAGAAGCCCCTTCGCATCTCTCTGCATTAACTCAGCAACGAATATTCTCATTTCATCTGATTTAGCATTTTTAACATATATATTTCTTTGATTAGTAGCATCCTTAGATTGCTCATATTCCTCACCTTCAGGTCTATGATGTTCACAATATGTGTGTTTAACACTGTAACCAATAAATGGAATATTACATCTATGTCCATCTTCTCTAATGAATGAACAAAGACGTTCTGATTTACGGTGTGATTTCAAATTAATATTTGGTTTAAAATTATATTTTGACATTTTTATTCCTCCTAAAACCTAGCATACTGATTCACATGTTTGGCATACCAAGATGGTGGATTTAACGGCCACCTCCATGTTGCAAACCAATACTTGTCGTGAATGTAATATGCTCTATACTTTTCGACAGTACTTAAACTATCAAAGTTTTTCACTGCACTTCTGCATTTTTGGTTCTCACTGATTGCTACTGCGAAGGGGGTTAACCCATCATCAGGTAACAAGGTTAGAACCTTCTCTATTTCTTCTGCAAACTCTTTCATTGAGAGTTCGACTTTGTGAACTTTACCATATCTACGAGTATACTCTTTGCACAACTCATCTGCATGGTCTAGTAAAAATTGCATATTCTGTTTTGTCTCTCTTGACCAAATAGTACAAGGATGATTTAACATCACAGGTTTGTAAGGACTCTTCAATCCATACAAGTTTAGTATTGTTGAAATCATCTGTAAACTTTCAGTCGGCATTTTTACTACGTGTTTGTCTGCCATCATTCTAGCACTTTCTCTAGGGCAGTTATCTAATACGAATATATTCATTTTCAATATCCCCTTGGGTCAATTGGTTCTGCGATACTTGGTGAATAAACATAAGGAGACATGAATGCTTCCTGCTTCCAATGATATACAGGATAGCCATTCTCTTTAGCCCAAGCGTATATCTTTGATTTGTTATTTGTTGTAATGTCTCGCTCTTTATGTAAAGTCATACCACCTAAGTTTGGCGAATCAAATACTGACACTTTCATGTGAGTATGATACCTATCAGTTACCATGTGTATGTATGTTTTGTTTTCTACAAATCCGTTTTTATTTATTTTCATTTTTATTTCTCTCCTTTCTTGAATGTGATTAGTTGGGAAAATTACCTACGATGCTCAATCGACCATAATTTATTACTTAATCAAAACCCAACTCTTAGATGTTTTCCCACTAATCTTGCGTGCAAAGTAGGGAAGCCCAACATCATTATACGCACAAGGATAAACCGTCTTTATTCTGAGTAAGACCTATAAATAGGATTTTCCAACACAAGATGTTGGGTTGAGCCTCAGTTAAGTTTGGGGTAATCAGCCCCAATCAAATATAGTTTTAGGAAGTAAAAAAACCTTGTACTTTGAGTGTGATGAGTAGGGTGAACAGACGTACTATGCCGTCTTACTCGGAGGTGATGTAATGTGCTGAAGTAACACATTGATGATATTTACCGCAATACCGACTGCTCTTTTTTATAGCGCAAAGCAACCCTTAGACAACTCCATAGGGTTAGGTATTCAATCTTACAAAACTAGTGGACTCACCTCCGAAGAGGGCTTGTCTTTCATAATTGTTAGAAGGGCGAACTCCTGTATCTATCCGTTCAATTACTGTAAGTAACCTACAATTCCCAACTTATGCCAATACTCTGTCACTCCGTCATTCCCCCTAAAGGTCACTACTTCGCTTGTCAGATGACGCACCGCTAAGTGAGCCAAACGCATTTCTTGTCTTCCATAAATTGTTGAGTGTGATGTCGTTTATCATGCCAATTATACAGGCAATGATAAACATTATTCTGCGAAATTATTCAGGAATCGCAGATATTCCTATCCATGTATCGTTTATCACGTTTATCACCATGCTCTATAATAATAATAGTAGTAGGTAATAGTAGATATTGAGAGAGAGTAAGTGTAATAATATATATGTATAATAATAATAAATGATAAATGAATATATAAAATATATCTATATGACTCAAAAATCCACTTTTCTAGCGTTTCCATTTATCATTTGACTTGATAAACGAGGATAAACGAAAGCAGATTCAGAGACTGTTACAATATAGATATTAATTATATGTTATACCATACTAATATTAGTATATTATATTATACTATATGGGAAGGGTAGTTTATACCCAATAAAATGTATTGATTTGTAGGTGTCAAAGGTTGTGTATCTAGGATAAGGTGTTGATTAAATATATCACTAGGATAAACATGCGAATGAATGACACTCGCTGACAATATGGATTTGTCCATTTCGATATATATAGCCCTGCCACCTCTGCGAACACCTCCGCCGAGTTTATTTCTATTGCAAAAATTACAACCATATGGTAAGGCCACTTTGTAGGACATCCCCATATATCTAAAAAAATAAATGGTTGAATTGGCTTACCTGCTTTCATATCATGTTGATTGCAAAATACTTACACATCGTCATATGCTTTCTTTCACAACCTCAGAAGCGTGGTTCAGGTTTCAGGACAAGACCTCTTTTCTTGTCGCGCCAATGTTCCTTCAATCCTCGCTCACGGCGCTGGATGATTTAATCAACCCCCACCTCAAAGAGATGGTAGGGTTCACCATTATTATATCTCAATGTTACCATTGAAATAAGACAGAAGGCATTTCACCCTTCCTTGTTTGGAATATAATATATGGGGCTTCGGTGAAAGGAGATATTTTTTCATGCTCTAAGCAGTGGGAAGTTTGTTGTTCAATCATGCCCAACCGATTAATTATACATAACTGTTCTAGAATAGTTAGTATATGTCGTTGAGATTAGAGAGGATACAAGAACAAAGCGTTCTGACAAATCTTAGAGTGGGATTTAGGGCTTACCCCTGCTTAATCCTGTGATGTCATCCTATCCACTTTCAGCCCCATATGGGAATCTAATTATTTTGGTTTAGTATTTCATTGAATACATTAATTGCAGAATGCAACTCTTCTAATGCCTTGGCTAAGTCATCACCTTTGACCTTTAGGCTTTTGATGACTAATACTTGATGTGAACCTGATTTAGAGTGTCCAACCTCTAACTCGTAAGGATACACTTTGCCTTCAATTAATCTTGACATAGTATATACAACTCTTATCTGATATATGGGGTGATTCTGACAAAGTAGCCCCACCATATGGTACAATACTTTGTGAATAGTACCCTACATATACTCATAATTTGTAGTAAATACCATGTCAAGCGTGATATATCAGGTGAATAAAAATGATGATGGTACTAAAATATCAAGAGGATTGTATCAGAGGGAAAGAGTTGCATTAGCAGAATGCAAGAGGCTCAATGATAGAGTCATACTTTTACTAACCAAGGAATTAGCAACATTGAACGGAGCAATGCGAGGAAGTGGTAGACCACGAAGGATAGAAATTGAAAATATACTAACTAACCTACCCTATTCAGTCACCGAACTCAGCGTTAACGACCAATGGAGTTAAATCCAATAATTTGGCCTTCGGGTCATCTTATTGGGGTTTAACTTCCCAAAGGAACGTACCAACCATATGGTTGTGGCACTTTGTAGCAGAAACCCCATATACCGATATTACCAATATAATATTGCTTAGAAGGGTTTGAGAAAACCTATCTATCTTAACAGGTGATATAAAATGGAATGGACACAATTTACAGGAACGACTCTAGCATGGCTAGACGCTGACAAGACTGTGGATAAGGCAGATAATGCTACTATCCGCAAAATGATTGAGAAAGGAACAAGTAATGAATCAAGACAAGTTCGCATTTCCTCTACTATTAGAGAGATTGCGAGGGATTATTCAAACGCTCCATACGGACAGAGAGGCTACTCTCTTCCTGCTGAGGGTCAGGCAGTTGTTGCTTCAGTTACTGAAGCAGTTAACGCTATGGCTGAGGCTTTCGATAATGGTGGAGATGCTATTAGAGCATTGATGCTACCTAACCAAAGAAGCAAAGTTAAGCACTTTGCTGATGGTCAGGCGTGGGCTTCAAGTGTATTGAAGAATATTAACAGCGTTGCTGTTAGTATGTCTAAGTCAGGCACTTGGGATGGTACTCATGACAGTCTTGTGTCTACTATTCCTTCCAATGGAGGTCAAGAGTAAGGTGGGTGTTTTCATCCCTTCTAAGCAACCTTATTTGAGGAGTAGAGGAGTTAATTCTCCTCTACTCTCTGAGTATATGGGGTTGATGTGACAAAGTACATCTTACCATATGGTTCGGCACTTTGTCGTAAAAACCCTATATATACCTACTATTAGGGGTATAGAGTATGCAGACAGGTATGATTGAATGTTGGAAGTGTGGAGAGAGTACAGAAATAGATGATATTGATAGTTTAATTGAGTTCGTGTGTTCATGTGGTGCAAGAACTAAAGGTAAGTCTTATCCTAAACCGTCTTCCACTCTTTTTACTAGAAGGCATTATGAATGGATGGTACAAATGGCACATGAAATGGATATGACTCATACTCAAGTTCAAAAACTTTCAGAGATGTTAGTCGGTACTAATCCTAAGTTTCAACCTAAGAGGTTTAGGTCAGAGTTTACTCTATATACAAATAAAAATAGCGGAGGAATATAAAATGGTAAGATATAAGATAATAAGACAGAGATTTAATGGGGATAATACAACAGTAAAGAAAGGGTTAACCCTTGAAGAAGCACAAGCACATTGTCAAGACCCTGAAACAAGTGGTTCAACTTGTTCAGATATGAAAAAACGTGGAATGTGGTTTGATTCCTATACGGAGGAGTGATTGAAATGGCAACGAGAGAAGATAGAAGACCTTGGGAAGTAGTATTGAAAGAATGGCAGTTGAAATGTATTTATGAAAGGATATATTCGCATAACCCGTCATTAAGAAGAGATGAGTCGGTGGTTATACCACTTTCTCAATGTCTTACTATACCTGTTATAGCGTGGATACGTGATTAAAATGAAATGTGAAGAATGTAATACAGATATAGACGAAGGCGATACATATGAAAGAAGTGATTTTAATATGATTACTAGAAAACCCGTAATGATGTTATGGTATGTATGCCCTAATGAAAATTGTGGAGTGTGTCTACCTTGCTAAGAGTAGTGAGTTGGTGTATTGATGCTGAATTAGAGAATGGCGAGAGAGTAAGCATTGCGACTATACCGGATGACATAGCACAACAGATTGATGAATATCTTTCTGAATTGGAGGCTGATTAACTTGATGAAATTAGTTTTGAGAGTAGAAACAGAAGAGTATATCTTTGAGAGGTGGAATTATGCGTGATAGAAGTAATGCATTACCGGAGGATAGTTTGCCCTCTTGGGTTTTCTATACTGAAGAGTGTTCTATTTGTGGAAATACTATTGATGAGGGGTATAATTACAGAGAATATGATATTTCAGTGTGTGACCCTGATGAATGCGGAGAAGAAGAGTAAGACTCTTCCTCCCATCAGGTATGATGACAAAGTATCCTACCATATGGTATGAACTACTTTGTGAATCTGAATACCCTATATACCCCCCAAACGTCAGATATAGTAGGAGACATCCATTATGACAGATGATAAGTGGAATAATTTTGAAGTAACAGTGAAAGCATGGCAAAAAGCCAATAAGGGTTGGAATGACGAGGGTCATGACAATTATTCAGAGGATTTAGAATCCCTGACTACTCTTATGAAGAAAGGTAAGAAAGATGAAGACCGAAGAAGTAGAATTATGTCTACTGTTCGAACTCTCTTTATGGATATAGCAAACAGTCCTTTCAAAACAGGCAAGGCTTCAACAATGGATTCAAAACTTCTTGAAGACTATAATTCTGACAGAACAGAAGCACGAACTGCTCTAATTACTCTTTGGAATACTAATTTCTTTCAAAGATTCGCAGTAAAGAGTAAGAGAGGCGGTGGTGGAGTTTTCCCAACTGCTGAAACTTTCGCAGATTATGAACTCGCTTCATTTGATGCTAGAGTACACAGTGCAATACGTGGTAGTTCAAAAGACTACCAATACGTTAAGGGTAAGGCTTTGAAGAACTTAATTGTTCAAAAAGTGGTGGAAACACCCGAAGCACCCTCAACAACCGAGTAAACACGCAAAACCCCGTAGGGGGGGTCAGAAATGGCCTCCTCTACTCCTTGGGGTCTTCATAATCGCAAAGCAATTACAACCATATGGTAAGAGATACTTTGTTAAACGAGTACCCTATATACCACTTATTCAGAGTATATACCATGTCAGTGACGTATGTACAAGATGCCAAATACAAATATGCAGAGGAAAAGATGAGCGATAAGGCTTATTCTAAGTTAGCCAAGAAGTTATCAGAGAAAGGTTTGATTCTATGTTCCTCATCTCGTTGGTCTAGTGGTGTACCTGAAGAAACATATGGTTTAGTCCCACAAACAGAAAGTAAAACACAATATCATGTTACAATAAACGGTAAAGTTGCTATTACTACAAGATTCGGCTCAGATGCTAGAGCGTGGAAAGACCAACTCAAAGAGAATGGTTTTGATGGTGATTATACTACTGAAAAGATTGAGACGACTAAAGAAGTATGGGCTAAACCTAACGGCTCTGCTCTTTATATGCATGATGACTTACCTCTTACTGCGGGTAAGAATTATTCTCAAATTAAGTTAATGTATGATGATTCGGTTGTTATGACCCCTACTCTAAGTAATTCTTCTGATGGTCTTATTCTCTCATTTACTACTCGTTGGGAAACTGAGAAAGTTGCTAGGAAAGCGGTTATTGAGTCTACTATGGTTCAAGCACCACTTCAAGACCTTGGATTAATTCAGAGTATAGTTGAAGATGCTCTTGGTTTAACTGAGCCTGTCAACATTGACTGCAATTTTAGATGTGAAACATTATCAACATCTGAATGTACTCCCGACATCATCGCAATGAGAAAGCAAGCCTCTATTGATGCTCGTAATGCCACTCAAGAAGAAGAGTGAGACGTAGCCCATTGTCCCGAAAGGGGCTTTGTGGTCTATGTAACAAAGTACTCCAACCATATGCTTTGCTTTACAATTTTTTTATTTCTCTACGCATTAACAAAGTTAATTTGTGTAACCCTTTACGCAAGGCTATGGTAGATGAGGCATTAAATCGTGAATTGCTAGAAAAAGCCAATGCAATTCTGTCTAGCATACGAGAAGAAATTAACGATATTAAGGCACATGGCCGATTAGAGCCTTCTTTAGATAGAAAACTGATTGCAATAAAATCGGCTACAAAAGAGTTAGCCAATGTGATACTAGATAAGGTGTTTAGACAAACAAGGCTTACAGACTATAAGTAAATTAGATACTAATGATTTTTATATTGGGAATAGGATAAAATGAACGAAAAAAAAATCGCTAGTGGTAAAAAAATTACCGCCCATTTTTTGAAAAAGAAGGGGGTAAAACATTTTGCCCTTTGAGGATAGTCCGTCATGGTTTGATTTGTTGAAGTTATCAGGTGCAGATGGCACAGTTAACCATCTTAGAGGGTACGGTAAGTTTCACGATAGATTATATCAAGACAGACAATCGCCATCTTACGATGATGGGTTTCTTTTTCAGTTAGATGGAGGAACTGCTGTTATTGCTAGACCTCACTTTGAAGCACAAGTAAGAAATACGGGTAGAGTAAAAGATGAAACAAAATATCCTCTGTATCAATTAGTACAGCAAATAGATAAACTAAGTCGAAGAGGCCGTAACTTCTATTCCTTTGTTTCAGCAGGTGAGAAGGATGCAAATGGTAGAGGTAATGTAGATGCTATTGTCCGTTATTCTATTCTAGATGGTGGAAATGCTTACATTGACGGTTCTAGAAATCCCAATCTAAAATTAAGTGATATTATAACTGGGAAAAGTGGAACAATAAAGTACGGAGGAGGTTCACGAATTGACATACCTAAAAAGATAATTCGTTTAGACAGTGTTCATGGTTGGGGTGAAAGATTCAAAGTAAAAGATTCTGTATTCATAAACTTGTGGCAACCTACTTGGGGTGCTAGTTTAACAGATAATGCACAACTAGCAGATAGGAGAAAAAGATTAGGTGGTAACTGATGCAACCGTTTGTTGGTGTTTGTTTTTCTTGTGAGTGGTTTAGGATGATAGAGTTTTCAAGTCAGGGTTGTTTCTGTTCTTATTGTGGAGCGTATGTAGAATGAGTTACTTTGACCCAATTAGAAAAGACTTCCAATTTAAATTAGGAGGAAAAGCAGGTAAAGTATTGAGTGGAGTTAATTGGTTTCTAAAACAAATCAATAAACCACCTATAACTATGACCGGAGTTTACAAACCTAAGACTGGTGAAACCACTGTCTTCCTAAATGCGTTTAAGAAATTAATGGATAACCCTGAAGTTTCTGAAGAAAAGGTAGTAGATTTACTTAGTGATACTCTTACCCATGAGTATCTTCATAAAATAACAATGGAAGACCCTGTATTCGCTAGAGAATGGCAAGAATGGAAAAAGGCTAATTCTAGTAATTTTTTACATGCTAAAATGAAAGATGCAAATGCACAGGAACTAGTTGCTTATGGAATGATGGATAAAGAGATACAAGCATTAGATGGTTTGTCTCAACACTATTCGGTGGATGAAAACATTCGTGAAGCGGCTTCTAAGGTTGTTAGTGAGTTAAGAACAAAGGCTAAAGAAAATGATATGAAAACAATTGCATGGGCTAGAGAACATGGTATTAGTCCTAGATTGAAAATGTGGGAGTTTGTAGAAGCATCGAATAAAGGTACTAATGTTAATATTAGCAAGTTTGATAGTCTTCATCATAGTGCGACTATGCAGGGTTCAGTAAACGCCGATGATGATTCTTGGTTTAACATACTAAGAATGGGAGGGGCAGTTACTACTACTGCAACAGGAACATCGGCATTATTCAACAATAAAACAGGAGGGGGAAAAAGACGTGGTAACAGGAAAAAAGCCCGTAAGAAAAAAGAAAGGTATGCCAGTAAAACTACCTGATGGTAGTAAGGCCACTACTGATATTCAGGCTAAGTCATTTAGACAAGAGTTTGAGGTTTGGGAAAGAAAGGCTGAAAGTCTTACTGGTGATACTATTGGTATGATAAGTCCTGAAGCAAGTGGAATGAGTTTACTAGATTTAGTAAAGAATCAAGGTATATCAGGTAGAATCAAGGGAAAGGTTGGAACTAAGATAAAGGGTAAAGGCGGAGTACAGATTTTTAAGGCGTTAAAGACTATATTTAATTCTCCTTCCATGAGTCCTGAACAAGAGAAAGCACTTATAGCATTAGATAGTGTGATGAATGGTATTCAAGGAACTAAAGCAGACCCTAGAAATATTAAGTTTTCAAACCCAAGTAACTGGGATGATGATGATGGGACAGTTATATCTACTAAGCCTATTTATGGTCATTATAGAACTGACCAATATGAAATAGTTAGAGAATTAAAAGATGAGGATGTTCCTGCTAAAGATGCAGAATGGTACAGTACTAGCACTGGTACTGCAAAACCCCCAATGTGGCAAGTACTTTATGGAGATGGTAATACATCTCCTTTCAATTCCCCTAGTTTACACACTATTGTTAAAAATGCAATAAAGCGTTTAGATGAGGCTAAGTTAACTATTGGAAAAGATAACCCCGTACCCATTGAAGGAGCGAAGGCTGCAACTACTGCTCTAACAATATCAGTTATCAGACAAGTAATTGATTCTGCTTTGGATAAAGGCAAGGGTACAACAGGTTCATTTCCTGATTCTACCATTTATAGAATGTTCAAAAATCAGTCTTTTGATATTAGGACAGAGAAAGAATCAGACGCTGTTAAGACATTGAAGAATCTAAATGTTCCAAATGATATTGAAGAGTGTTGGTTCAAGTTGTCTAGAAGGCAGATTAAGAGGATGGCTGTTATTCGTGCCAAGTCAAAAGGAATGGCAATGCACTACAAACAGACAAGTGGAGATGTGGCAAGAAGTCCACTCAAGTTTGGTGAAAGACCTGAACCCGATGAAGAGAAGAAGTCGTTTGATAGTTGGCAAGATATGTTGGTGAGATTATGAGTTGTTGTAGAGGAATAAAGAAAATTGATGAAGATAACTGGTCAGGAACTATGTGTCCTTATTGTGGTGAATATTAAATGGTGACAAGAAAACGTTGTAGGCTTTGTAATCATGAGGACAGGGAATCCCTTGAATCTGATTTGGAGACTATGATTTGTTCACCTGATGATTTGGATATTAGAATGAATTGGCCTAGTGGCACAAGTGCAAAACATCAACGTAATCACATGGAAGGATATGCAGATGCTTCAAATCCAAGATGTAAACTATGTACATATGAGAACCGTTCAGAAATTGAGCAAGAACTTTACAGTGGAGATATGACTCCTGATTTAGCGGCTAAGATTGTAGGTAGTTCTAAGGAGCAAGTTGTCAGACACATAAAACAACACACTCAACCTCTAGTCCAAAAAGCCGCCGCACATATTCTAGCAGTTAAGGAAGTAAATGAGATTGATACTCTTAGTGGTAACATCTCTAGGCTTGAAGGTAAGTTAGACCAACTCATGGATTCAGATGATTTGGATGCTAAGTACATAGATTCACTAACTAAGTTGGCGAAAGAGGTTCGTGAGTCATTGAAGTATCTAATGGAGTTCAAGGGTAAGTTAGTCCACAAGAGACAAGACACTGTTATCATTCATCAAATGCAAATCATCAAAGAAGTGTTAGCACAGAATCATCCCGAAGTTTGGTTAGATGTTAGAAAGCAAATGGAGGATAAGTTACAATGAGTTGGAAGAATATATTAAAAGAAGACCTGAGAGAAAAAGTTATACAAGCCCTAATACATTTTTATGGAAGTAGAGAAGAAGTACTTAGGTCAAATACTTTAGCCACTATGTATGAAGAAAATCTAAAAGATTTGCCTCCAATGGATAAAGTAGAAATTAAACAACTAATTGAAGACAACGAATATGGTGCAAGAGTGCATGGGGATTTAGAAAATAAAGGTTATCTAAAAATGCAAGAAGAACTTAAAAAATTACTTTGATACAGGAGATGTTACAATGAGTTGGAAAGACATAATAAAAAATACAAAAGATAAATGTCCTAAGTGTGGGACACCATACAAAGACCCTTCTCTTAGATGGTGTATGGAAGATAAATGTGGTCATATTCCTGATGATATGATGGCGACTGAAGAAGAACTTACAGAGGCAGAGAAAAAAACAGGTTTTAATTCTAGGTGATTACAATGAGTTGGATGGATATTCTGAAAGCCCCACCTATGATGGAAGTTGCACAAGGAGAATATGTTCCTATGGCGTTTGGGGATGCTGAATCTAGTCAACACTTTGAAATGAATCCTGATAAATTAGTAAACGACCTAAATGCTTTAGATTTGGATGTTAAGATAATTCAAATGGAAAAGGGATATATTGACCCTACTATCACACATGAAGTTCAAGATGCAGAAGGAAGTAAAACAACGGTTATGAGTAATTCTCCTAGACACATGAAATATGGTGATAATAAGAAAGTTTGGCAAGGGCTTCGTATGATAACTGAAAGGAGAATTGGTAACTTAAAACAGAAAGAACTTCGTAAAAGATTTCCAATGTATCATATAGATGGGCCAATGAAAGCAAAGTTAGATGCTGATATTAAGTTTAGAGAACAATATCCCGAAGCGGTTGAGTATTTCTTCTCACCTAGAAAAGAACTAATAGATAGTCAAAGAACTAGCAATCCGGGTTCAACCCCAAGATACGGAGCAAGCCAAAGAACTGTACAACAACATAATAGGTGGATACAGGAAGCAGAGAAATATGATGTGTTAGATACTAATGGAAAAGTAAATGAATCTAAGTTTATAGTTGCAATAGAAAAAATGATTGAAGAATCTGAGCCACTTGAACCACCTATTGAATTAATGGATGTAATAAAGAAACATTTAAAACAATTTATTGATATAGTACCCAGTCATTTTGAACTTGATACAGATGCTATACTTGAAAAAATGATAGGCTTGACAGTAAAACAGGCTATTATACAACATAAAAAATTAATGCATTTAATTCTTAAAGATGAAAAGGCGAGAAATAGTATTATCGCTGAGTTTGTGGGGAAAGGTAGTCCATTACCCAAAACTTTTCAAGGAAGAGTTTATGATGTTTCTACAAAAAATCTAGAAAGCAATATGGGTCAAATAGTTTCAGAGGCTAAGAAAGATAGTTCTTGGCCTGACGTAAAAAAATTAATAGAAGATACAAGAAGAAAGCAATCTTTTGTGAGAAACCGACAAAACTTTAGGCGCAAAACTAACAAATCGGTGAGATGGTTTGAAACAATAAGAGGGATACAATGAATTGGACAGAGATTCTGAAAAGGCAAACTCTCAGTGATAAGATTGTTGCTTCTAGAAAGTCAGGTAACTTTGATGAGATACTTGCTAATCATGGTAAGTCTCAAATTAGAAGGGCAATCAATAACTTGGTAGAAGATGGTTTACCTGAGAAAGCGTTTCAACCTCTGTTGGATAAATTAGGTGCTTCAAAAAAAGATGATGATTATAAGAATCCTAAAGAAATAAAATTATATGAGGACTTTCTTGCAGGTAATCACAAACCTCTAATTAGTTTCTTAGAAAAAGGAACTGCTAAATCAGGGGCTAAGACTAGTAGACTACTCAAGTGGGATGAAGAAAATGGTGAGAAGATATTCAATTACATCAAAGACAAGCCCGAACTTTATGGTTATATTACAGATGGTATAGAACTACAATTGCCTTTGACATTTGAAACTGATAAATTAGAAGGTCTTTCATTTGTTTCAGGTAGCAAGTTGACAGTTACTCTTCCTGAGTTTATGAGTCCTGAACAGGCTAAACTATTACAAGGTGGAAAACCGGATAAAGAAATTGTTAGAACTGTCTTAGGGAAAGTGTTTGGTCTTGATGAGTATAAGGAAGACGATGTTATATCTTCTCAGAAGTTAGATGTTTCAACTATATCAGATTCATTCGCAGTAGATTATCTGAAGATGGTTATTAGTTCAATAAGAGGACAAGCAAGAGAACCATTTATGCCGAACTTGACTGACTTTGAAAATGTTAAGAGTATTAGTAGAGCAATGAAAACAATACAGCGAGAGTTCTTTGGAGCAGAAAAGAGTTCAGCCTCAACTAGTAGAATATATCCTGCTTTGGATTACATTTTGAATAACGATACTTTGAATCTAGATGTTGGATTTGTTAAAACTCAAACTAAGCAGTCTCTACAAGAGAAGCAATTTATGCAGAACATTAGAGATGGTCTTGTAGACAACGCAGAGATTGTTGCATTGTATAATAAGTTTGTAAAGACTGGGGTTTCTAGTAAATATCAACGTGAAAAAGGTATTGCACCAACTCAAACAAAAGGATATGGTCAATTCAAAACAGCAGTGTATAATGCAGAACTAGGAAAAGAGTATGAAGAATTAGTTTCTAAAACACAAGTTAGAAGATATACTCTAAAGACAGATTTGCGAGATGCACTTGTTGCTATAATGGAAGGAAGTTCATCCAAGCCACAACAAGAATTAGTTAGAAAAGAACTAGGGCATATTTTTGGTTCTAGAGTTAGACGCTCTGTAAAAAACATGAGAGTTGGTGATGTTGAGTTTGGAGAACCTGAACAGATATTAGCGGCATTAAAAGAAATGGAAGAGAAAGCAGAAGGAACTGTTTCTATAACTGACCCACAACGTATTCCAACATTACAATTTTTATTCGAGGATGTTGATGATGACCCAATTGGTAATTATTTAGGTGAAGTAGGAGACACACGAAAGAAGTTGAAAGACTTCAAGGTATCATCTAAACAATCATTGCAATTTTCAGACTTACTTACTATGCTAGTACAACTAGAAGGATACCTGCTAGGTGATAGAAATCTACAACTCGCTCTAAGAAAACTAAGAAAGGAGAGAACCCCTGAAGGAATAGACAAGTTCAAGCAAGAATTAGTTGAAACTTATTCTAATATCCATAAAGAATTACTAACTAGAATAAAAGAGAAAATGTCTGAGGTAATGGAGAAACCTATACTACATAATAAAAAGGGAGCAACTCAACCGTACCAATGGATTGCTAGTGAAGGTGGTAGAGCATGATAGAAGATACTGAACTATACGAAGCATTCCAAACACTAATGGTTAATCCTGATTCGATGGAAGACTTTGCTGAAAAGAAAGTTAAGGAGTCTGAAGAATATAGGGATTTGAAACCTACACAATTAAAAAACTTACAAAGTAAAATAGAAATGGAAGCAGACGATAGACTTGATGATTATGATGATGGATTCAAACCTGAGTTTCTACATACTTTCTTAGTCAACGATAATGACTTCTTTGAAAATGATAAGAAGACTCTATCTAGTAAATATCAACTCAAAGGAAAACAACTGGGTGAGTTAACTAATATCCTAGTTGAAGATATTAACAGTAAGTACAAAGGATTTAGTGAGATTCCAAAATCTACTAGAGATATAATGGTTAAAACATTATTAAAACTATCAGAGGTTAAAGGCGGTGTTAAGAGTACCGACTTAGACACAGATGAGATTGATGATAGTAAAACAATTCAAAGAGACAAAGCACTACTAAATGAAACTCTGAAGAACTTCTTAGATGAAACTGGTAAAATGTTAACGTATAAGAATACAATAGAAGGAGATAGGAGACTAACTAGAGTTTCACTTAGAAATAGAAACGTAAACATGAGGGAGATTAACAAATGGAAGTATGTTATTCAGAATCAAACTCCTGCGATTCAAAGAAGACTTCAACCACTACTTTCGGTTTTAAGACCTTTAGATAAGGTAGAAGAACAAATAATTCATTTAGACGCTGACCTAATAATTGGTGAACTTGACCTTAAAAGATTAGATAGGCGTAATAGGATTTACAATTTTTGGAGAGGTCATAAGGGTAAGTATAATGATTTCAAAGAAGCATATAACGCATGTAATGAAGCCTTTCTTCCTATTAGAGATATGTTAAACACAGAAGAAAATAAGGATGACAAAGACAAACAAGAGATTGCAGAAGTAATAGATAAGTTTCTGTCTTTCAAGTCTATTATCAATAATGGTGAGTTAGACTACGTTGTGAAAATTAATCCTAAAGAACTAGAACCTTACTTTAAGAGACACAAGGGACTTGCTCTGTATGAGAAGTTTATTGCTGATGTAGGATTAGATAATCTAAAAGATACTTCTGATGATAGAAGTGCTAAAAGAGAAGGTTACTATGATAAAGACAGTGGAGATTACAAGGAGACTATTACCGTAGAAGATGGCGGGGAAACGTTTGATTCTGATGATGCTGTTACCCAAGAAAGAAATGTAAGGGCGGCAGAGAACAAGAAAGAAATGGAAGAGTTATCTAGGTTTGGGCTTAAATTAGAAAGACTTACGCAAAAGGTTGACCCTCTTTTCTATCATGCTTTTACAAAGGATAGTGGAGCATTCAAAGATACTGTTGCTTTTAGAAATGACATCAACACATTAAGAGAAGCAATGTTGAGTGCAGGGGCGGCTAGAGAAATGTCAACTGGTGTTGACATGGATGACGAAATTAATGACTATGTTGATGCAGTAGAGAAGACAATGGCTAGAGGAGGAAATGGCCCATATTATCTACCACTAACAAAAACAGTGAATAGATTCATGGTTACAGAAAGTTGGAATACTGACGATAAAGCCATGAACACTGAAAGAGGAATTAACAATAGGTTAAGGAATATTGGGGAGTTCTTAGATAATCTAAGTAGAATATTAGATGCGGGTGATGATTTAGACAGAGCATCTTCTCCTGCCAAAGCCACAGTTGGTTCTTCTAGTGATGGTGTGCCTCCACAGTCAAGACCACAATTAGGGACAGTAAACAGAAAAGACCACTTAGCAGATATAGAAGAAGCAAGGGAAGAGTTTGATGATTTAATTCAAGAAGTCTTAGATTATTTCGTGGTTGCAATTAGTGGGTCTAACAAACCATTCGATGATGAGTTTCCCTTTGATACTAAAACAAATAAAACTCAAAGAATATTCAGAGCATTAGCAACTGGTAGAACTGATACTGCATTGTTCAAGGTGTTAGCATTAGAAGGTAGGTCAGGATACATGATGGTTAAGCCAACTGAGTTACAAGACCTTACTCGAATGTTAGAGTTTTTGAGTTCAGTGGATGATAAGAAAGATATAGGTAGATTAGTGAATGAATTGACTAATGGAATTAAAGCAGTGAACTTTATTTTAATGAATAAAAGAAACTCGATATTATCTCAAGAAACTAACATAGAGTTTGGTTCATACTTACATAAGGTACTAGAAGCAAATAATATTGATTGGCCTGAAGGGGAAAAGTTTCCTAATGCAAGAGGTAAAACTCCGGCAGAATGGAATGAGATGTATGATGAATCTAAGGTGTATCCATTTGAGGCAATAGAATCTCACATTAAAAGAAATGTTGGTGGGTATAGTGGTAGTAAGAGAACTATGGTTCGTGGTAGTGATAGAAGAAGTAGAGGTTCTAACACAATCATTCAAAGATTTATTATTGCAGTAGACGACATGAAGATTCTTAGGAGTGATTTAGATTCTAAACTATTAGATGCACATGATAATATTCGAAAGATGTTAGGTAAGCCTGTTTACTATAATACAGGTAAGATTGACAACTACGAGCATGTTCATTCTGCTATGCTGATTATGAAATCAAAATACAATGTAGATATAACTGCATATGAGATTGAGAACATTGTTACTGAAACAAACTCAATGGATGAATTAAGCAAGAAACACGGTGTACCGAAGGAAGGTGTGTATTTTCTCAAGGCAAACTTTAGGTGATTAGATGGAGTTTCAAATATCTAACCCTATGTCTGAGGAAGAGGTAGTGCGTGTATTTGCTGAACACGGTATTACTTACAAGACTAGAGCGCAAAGGTATAAAAAATTAAACGGTACTATGTTTGCAGAAGTTAGACCAAAATATTACATTGCATATCATCCAACTGTAAAAGATGGGAAGCCTGTTTCAGTTCAAGGTATCGCTCCTTACAAGAATATATTTTTGTTAACTGGATTAAAGAGTCATGCAAAAGAAACTGGATTATCTAGAGAGCAAACTTCAGGTGCAGGATTATGGGTGTCAAAAAAAGTAATTGATTTACATAGTCATAGGCCAATAGTAGGAGAGGCTATGCCTGATGGAGTCCCTGTTTTTGTTAATGAGCAGGGATTTAAAAAAGTACAGTTTGATGGTGATATGAAAGTAATCGGGCAAGATGATATTCCTGAAGATGTTAAAGAAGTTTTTGAAAGATTAAGGAGAGAACAAAGTCCAACTACTGCAATTAGAAAGTTGTATTACAGACCTGTCTCTAATTGGTTTTACATTATGAGGAAATAAGAATGGAGATAGATGAGTTAGATTTTATATCCTCTATGGATATGGAAATATCTAAAACATCTTTTCCTTATTTTTTTCAGAATGTTCTTGGTATGATGTTTCCTCCTTACATGCAAGAGTGGTTAGAATCAATGGAAACAACCGATAGAACTGTTATTATTTGTAGTCGTGACCACGGTAAATCTGTCTTTATGCACAGTTGGGTAGTATGGAATCTTGTGTTTCAAGAACCACCATATCAAATGCTATACATTTCTTCTAACCAAAAACAGACTTTAGTTCACATGAGAGAAATTGATAGGTATTTCAATCATCCTGCTCTTAAGAAGTACAAGCCTAGTAGAGGTTGGGCTATTGGTAATATACAATTAACAAATGGTAATGCTATTTTGGAACGTTCTGTTGGTTCTCAGATTAGAGGACTTCACCCTCAAGAGATTATTATTGACGACCCTTTGAAAGAGTTCAGCCTTGCAGGTATTCAGCGAGTTACAGATTGGTTCTTTGGAGATATGATACCAACACTTCATCACACTTCTAAATTGAGAATGATTGGTACACCGTTCACCTACACTGATATTTTTGCACAGTTAGAAGAGAATAGTGCATACTCTGTTAAAAAATATCCTTGTTTGGATTCAATGAATGAACCACTTTGGCCTGAACGTTGGGACTTTGATGCACTTATGCAAAGAAAGGCTGAGATAGGTTCTCTTAAGTTTACAAGAGAATATCTTTGTGTTCCAATCTCTACCGGAACAGCATTGTTCAATCCTGAGTTTATCGCTAAATGTAAAAATAAAGACTATGTTTTGAGACTAGGACATAGAAAGGATAAGGGATACAAGTATTATGTTGGAGTTGACCCTGCTATCTCAACTGATGGAGACTACAATGTTATCACAGTAATAGAAGTTGATGAAGAGAAAAACAAAACTATTGTTCATGTTGATAGAGCAAAGAATGTTGACTTCAGAGAAAACATCGAGAAGATACGTTTGATTGGTCGAATATTTGAGCCTGAAGAAATACTCTACGAAACTAATACTTTCGCTAAAGCATTCACTCAAGAACTAAGAAATATTTCAGACTTAAACGTTAGAGACTTTACTACTACTAGAAAAAAGAAACAAGAGATAATTTTGAGTTTACAAATGAATATTGAAAACGGAAAAATCAACTTCCCATACGGTGATAATAATAGTAGAAATCTAACCAATGCTTTGATTGAAGAATTGTCAATGTTTTCTATTACTCATAGCGGTAGATTCGAGGGTGTAGGTGCGCATGACGACTTAGTTATGAGTTTAGCATTGGCTGTCGCTTGTGCTACAAAAACACAAGATGTGTTCATGTTATTGGATGATATGGGAATATTTGATAACCCTAAGCCAATGAACAGGTCTTTAGGCGGTATGATGGGGCTGAACTTCTAGGGGGTATATGCGTGGCGGAGAAAGATAGTGAAAAGTTTGAGATGCTTGCGGAAGAAGCAAGACGAAAAGAAACATCTGAAGAAGAGATTGAACGTATCACTGAAGATATGAAGAGAGCGTGGTTATCCAACAATGCGTTAGAAGACCATACAACTTTAGAAAAGAAGTTTGCAGAAGACTTTAGGTTAACATTATCTGATGCTAAATCCCAATTAAAATATGATTTGAAGAAGTTTGAGATTGAAGGTAATGATATACCTAAGACTATCAGAGAACTAAAAAAATACAGAAGAACTTTGAAAGGAGAAGAAAAAATTAAGATTACTAATTCGATAGAGAATCTAATCAAAGCATATTCCGACCATCTAGATACTAGTATGGATTCTATTTATTGGATTAGAAAATACAAACCTGTTCTAAAGGATATGACTTGCACTGAAGATAATCTAATCAAACTATCATATGTTAATGATAAAAGTACTAGAAGAGAATTGATTGATGTTCTTTGTAAATATTGGGAGGCGAGAGTTGAGAAGGATGGGATGCCATTCAACTCTGAATACTCAAAATTAACTAAGAACATGACTAATTCTAAGAGAGAGTTTAAGAGAATACTAAAGAAACATATGAAGACCACAACTCAGAAAGATATTATCAAACACCACATAACAAGCATAGTGTGCGAAGACTCAGGAATATCTGCTAGACAGATACACGAAAGATTACCTAAGACTTTATTCAAGAAAACAACTCCTAGTATAATTGCTAAAATGGCTAAACAAAGTAACATAACTAATGTTGAAGGTTCTTTCTATAAGTTCAGTGATGAAATTAAAAAAGACATTTACGCTTATACTGCGGCTTTCATAGATTCTGATGGGTACATTACTATGGATAAAAAATACAATCCTAGAGTTGGTTTAGTTGCAACGGGTGATAGAGGAAAAGCATTCATGATAGAAATGCATAAATCTCTTGGTTGTGGTAGACTTCACTTAGACCAAAAATCTCCACAAGACACTAGACCTGTTAACAGGCTAAACTTCTATTCTGCTGATGACGTTACTGAATTGCTAACTAAATGTAGGCCACATTTTAGAATGAAAGGGCCAAATGCAGATATTCTTCTAGAATTAATTAGAATGAAAAAATCACACAAGAAGGCTGATTGGTATGCAGATAGAAAACATGAACTATTCAAATTAATGAAGTATGAAAATCATAAAGACCACGTTGGTTATGATTTTACTAGATACGATATTGATATAGATACAGTTGCTAAATTACATGACAACTGTATGATGTCAGAAATGGATAAGTTGGAGGGAGTAATATGAATTGGTTTGATACATTGAAAGCCAAATCAAAAGGACAACGTGCTTTATCTGAATGGACTAGAGAAGATTGGGGATATGTTTCACCTAAATCAAAAAAGAAAGGAAGATATGCACCAAAGGCAGTAGCAGATTCAATGTCTTCTTCAGAAAAAGCATATGAAAATCGAAAGAAGAGAGAAGGTACTAAGCAGGGTAAGCAACATGTTCCAAGAGGAAAGTCTGCTAAGAAAAAATACAAGAGGGTTGAAGGATTATGAATTGGTTTGAAGTTCTTAAGAAGAAAAAGAAATCTAGTGTTAATTCAGCAGGTAACTACACTAAGCCATCAATGAGAAAAAAACAATTTCAGAGAATTAAAGCAGGTAGTAAAGGTGGGGCGGCAGGACAATGGTCTGCAAGAAAAGCACAAATGCTCGCCGCCGCATACAAAAGAGCAGGTGGTGGTTATCGTGACTGAATGGTTTGAACTTCTAAAGAAACATCCGGCATTAAAGAGAGCAGGTGTTAGTGGTTTTAGTAAACCTAAGAGAACTCCTAAACATAAAACCAAATCACATGTTGTAGTTGTCAAGGACGGAAAGAAAGTTAAGACAATTAGATTTGGTGAACAAGGGGCAAAGACTGTTACTGAAAGTAACCCTAAAGGAAAGAGAAAAAAGAAACAGGCATCCTTTAAGGCTCGTCATGCTAAGAATATTAAACGTGGAAAAACCTCTGCGGCGTATTGGGCGAACAAAGTGAAGTGGTAATATGGTAGAAGAGAAAAGAAGATTTAGTGTTAGTAATTTGTTTAGGCAAACTACACCTAAACCCGCAGATAGAACAGTATTCAATATGGGTATTCAGGAGAAAGATAATTCTTATCTGTTAACAACACCTATCATTTACCACATAGTTACACAATCAACAATTGTTAGAACGTGTATTACGCAACTTAAGCAGGAGATATTTAGGCGAGGTTATCATTGGGATGCTAAGTTCGCAGTAAAATGCAGGTCTTGTGGAAAGGAACATGAAAACGCAACTAAAGAGTGTGTGCAATGTGGAAGTTTAGAATTAGAAAAACCAAACCCTGACCAACTAAAATATGCTAAAGATTTCTTAGAAGGGTATGTTAATTGTTCAGAACAGATGTTTATTGATGTATTAAAAGAACTTGAAGATGATTTGAATATCATGGATGATGCATACATGGTAATGGTAAAAGAATATTATGCTGACAATAACAATTCCGTTAGAATGCATAGAATCAAAGAAGTATATCGTGGCGACCCAGTAACAATGCACATTTATTCTAACGAACTTGGTGAGAGAGGTAAAAGTGGATATACTTGTTTGAGACATAGACATAGAGTACATACTAGTTCTACTGAACTTTGCGAAACTTGTAATTCAGAACTACATCCTGTTCATTATGTTAACAGAGTAAACGGAGAAGAACAGTACTTCGTGAAAGGTGAAGTTTTACACTTTAGTAAATACTCACCAAGTAGATTGTATGGGCTTTCACCAGTCATAACACTTTGGAATAATATTACTACATTAATTGCTATGGAGAATTATGTTAATTCTTCTTACACTAAGGCAAGAATGCCGAAGGGATTATTGGCTGTTCAAACTAGAAACATGGATTCAATGAAATCATTTTGGCGTGGTGTCAAAGAAAAGATGGAACAAGACCCGCACTTCATACCTGTAATGGGAATAGAATCTGAAGGAGGAAAAGGTTCTGTTGAGTGGGTCAAGTTCATGGATAGTCTGAAAGAGATGGACTACATACAAGTCAAGGATGATTTGAGAGATAGGATTTCAGCATTCTATGGTGTGAGTAAAATCTTCATGGCAGATAATTCTGCTAGTGGTGGTTTGAATAACGAAGGTATGCAAGTACTAGTCACTAATAGAGCAGTAGAAATGGCACAGACTATTTGGAATAATTATGTATTTCCGTTTATGACAGAAGAGTTCGGTATAACTGATTGGCAACTTAAGTTACCTCCATCAGAAGAAGAAGATGAAATCGCTGTTCTTCGTAAGAGAGAGATAGAAGTTAACGTTGCCGCCGCAATTAAGAACTTAGGATTTGAAGTTGATATGGATGATGAAGGTAGATTTATCTACACTAAACCTGAACCTAAACCGGAACAAGCAGAAGGTGGTGGAGAAGAAGAAGATGTTAGTTTAGACCCGTATGCAGGAACAGATATTGACGCTAGTCAGATGGGACAAATGCAAGAACAAATGATGATGGGTAATCAAAAGGGAGAGAGCAAACCTCAAGAGAACCCCCCCGCTACGAGAAACAAACCGTCAATGTCCACAGGGCCGGATAAAAGATTTACAGGATTACCAAGAGAAGCAGGAAATGAGAATGTGGACAAGAGAACAGAGAGGAGAATAGGATGAGTTGGCAAATAATTCTAAAGGAAGTTTCTTGCCCTTTAGCCACTAAAGACTTAATGTTGAACACTAAAAATAGAGATGCTTCTGTAAAAAATCCTAATATTAGATATGGCCCACTTAATCTTGAAGATGAAGACTATTGGGAAGAATACGGAAGTAGATGGAATACCACTGCTGATGTAGCAAAGGAATCTAATTGTAGTAATTGTGTCGCTTTTGATATATCACCAAGAATGGATGATTGTATGCCATTGACAACTGATGAAGATGGATATTTAGGCTACTGTTGGATGCACCATTTCAAATGTCATTCAGCAAGAACATGTTATACTTGGGCTAAAGGTGGCCCAATAGACGATGATGCAACATCAAAAGAAAATCAAATGAGGGGTAAACAATGAATTGGTTCGATGTATTAAAGAAATTAAAAGGTAAGCAAAAATTACTTGACAAAGATGATGATGGGGATATTGATGGAGATGACTTCAAAGAATTAAGGGAGGGGAAGAAATGAGTTGGAAAAATACACTAAAGAAAAACATATTTGATGAAGACCCTGACGATATGACTGATTTCATGAATGTAACACCTAGAATGAAAAGGGAAGCAGAGAGAAGAAGGGCTAAAAAAATCTCAACTAAAGTTTCTACTGGTCAAGATGCAGAAGCCACTAAAAGAACGGAAGAAAACGAATCAGAATTACTAGCACAAATGAGGGCTAGAAATGCAAAAACAAGAGGTGAAAGAAAATGAGTGAAGAAAAAAGTGTAAGACAGTTAGAAAGAGAACTAAAAGCGGCTAGAGTTAGAGAAGGTAGAGAACAACGAAACCGAATTACTCCTAGTAGAGATTATTCTATTGGTGGTATTGATAAAGATACTACTGTTGAGAAGAAGATACCAAATGCTTCAGATATCCCTGATGCAATATTACTTCCTAAGAAACAAAAGAATAGAAAAGAAAATATTCCATTCTGAGGCGATACAATGACTTTCATGGATGTCCTCAAAAGAACAGATGGGTCTGATATCCATGCTGATGTTTGGTGGGCGTTTGATACAGCAAATAAAAAAGAAGACTCTAAAATTGACAGGAGTTCGTTATATCGGGCTGATAGGTTATTGCAAAGTGCGGCTGAAGAAGATAAAAAAATACAGAATATTCTTAGAATGGGTTTCCGTTCTAATCCTCTTAGAACTCAAACAAGAAGAGGAGTACAGTACACAGATGCGGTTTCATTGGAAAAAGATAAGCGGAAGTTTATCAACAGAATAGACAACTTAAAGAATCAAATTAAACCTGAGAAAAGTAGTTTAGATAGACTCAAAGAAGGTGAGACTCTTGACTTAGGAGCATTGCAAGCAGAACAAAATGAATTATATGAGTTTTTATTTGAAGGAGATAAACAACCCCTTGAAAAATTAAAAATAGGTTTAGGTGTTAGAACTGACCAAAGTATTAAGTTTTCAGTGAATATGAAAACTCTATTACAAACTTGGTCTAAATATGGTAACAATGCCAAGGCTAAAAATCTGATAAGAGATATGAGAGAAAACTTAGCCTCTAGTGCAAAGTTAGTCCAAAGATATTTACTAGAAGGTAAAGGTAAATTAAAGCCTGATGTATCAAAATTATTTATTCCTCCAAATGCAACTTTTGAAGATGGTTGGTCAGAAGTTAGAGAATACAATGGTAAGTCTAGCATTGATATACTAATGGAAATATACCAAGTTGCTAGAATCCCAGTCAGAAAGGTTGGGGAACTAGAAGCAGGAATGAAAGGGGTAGAGCAATATTATTCTTTAGACATTGACAAGTTTGTAGATGAGATAACTAAATTAATTCAAACTAAAAATGCAGACCCTGCTGAACATTATAGATTATTCTTCAATGCTGATAATATTCTCAGGATGATTTACAGGTTGATTCCTGATATAATTTATACTACTAATGAAGATATGAGCGAAAGTGAAATGAAAGCAGAACTAGAAAAACAATTTGATACTTTAGAATATCTAATTAGAATTAATACTCTTACAGGAGATTTTAGCAGATTGAAAGAAAGTAGGCTCAAAAGAGTTCGTGGTATATCTACTAAGTATAGACGTTCACCACTTAAGATGAATAGAGATTTTCCAAATCTAGAAACTGCTTGGGAACTTTATGAAGAAGACCCTGAGAAGTATGCACCTGAAGCAACTAAAAGAAGACAGAAAGCACCTAAGAAAGTAACACCACAAAGGATTGGTATTAGAAGTAAAACTCCTCTTAAATATCCTGATAGGTATATTGGCCGTAAAACACTTGAAGAATCTAAAACACTTGAAGACAAAATAAATGAGTTCAGTGGTAAAGTTAAGGAAGTAGCAGAAGATGCTAAATCAGGAAACTTACCGGATAATCCATCTCAGCAATTTAGATTATTTACATCAACTAAAGATAAGTTATTAGAAACAATAGAACAATATAAGGAAATAACAGAATCATACCAAGAAGGACTGAAAGGATTAGTTGATGGTAGTAATCCAAACAATATTGCAGAAGATGAAATAGAAGAACAGAAAGAATCACTAGAAGATTGGATAAATTACTATGAACAGGAATTACCTGAATTAGAAGATAGAATCAAAGTAATTGATAGGGTTTTAGAAAATCTGCCTAAACAAAAACAATCATTAGATGAACCCTCATCTGATGAAGCAACGGGGGAGTCTCAATGAAGTGGTTTGATATTGTTAAAGCAGAGGGCTTCTACTTCTCTCCTGTGTTTATCGAGAAGATAGACGCTAAGAAGAAAAAGAAACTAAAGAAACTCTTACAGAAGTCTCAACCTACTAACACAATGGGTCAAGAGATGACTCAACTATCAGACTTAATCGGTGAACTGAAAGACATTGATATAGTAAAATCAGATAAGAAACTAAGTAAGCAAGTAGAAGGTTTTGATGAGAAAAATCTAGAAATACTTGCATCAGCATCTGAACTAAGAAAGGATTATGAAACATTATACAATCAACTAAGGAAAATGGTTTATCCTGAGAATAAGAAAAAAGGTGGTAAATGAAACCTTATTGAACTAGACCACTACACGAAGGAGCAGGAGTTACATGATAGACTGGAAAATAGTTCTAAGACAAAGAATCCGAGAAGACATGTTAATTGCTATTAGAGATATACAACAAGGTGCATAAAATGACTGAAGAAAATAATGAAATGCTTATGTTGATGAAAGAATTAGTTGACAAGGTTAAGGCTTTAGAACAAGCAGTATATCACAAAGACAATCTACTAATGAAATCGGGATACGTTGTTTACGAATCTCCTTCTCCTACTATGGATAGTAGGAATGTTGTAGGTGGAAGTACAATCAAAAAGAGTATGGACTGGGAAGACATACACAAACTAGTAAAAGATATGGAGTGATTAAAATGCCGGAGAGAGTAACATGGGAAGAAAAAATAGTCGAATTGGCTATACTAAAAGCGAAAGAAGTATTGCAAGAAGCAGAACATCTAGGTACACTGAAACTAGATGAACCACTAACAGGTGAAGAAGTCAAAGTAAAAAGACCTAAGAAAAACCCATCAGAAGAACCTCTACCTAAAACAAGTAATGTTGAAGGTAAAGAGGATAAACTCAATGAGGTTACTAAGGCTAGTGTGATTGAAGCATTAGAATCTTTAATCAAACAATATAATGAAAAGTATTCTCCTTTAGGCGGAGATGCTTCTCCGTTTGAACAAAGTGAATCTAACATAATGCAAGAAAAAATGTATCAAGATGCAGTTAAGCGTTTAGAGATGGCTACTGCTGAAATCAAACAAGGAAAAAAAGGTTCTGCGGAGAAAGCACATAATGCTATTAGAGTTCTTATGGAAATGGATATGGGGTCATCGGCTAGTCCTAGAAGTTCAATAAACCCTCCACGACCAACTGCTTGAGGGGGACACATGCCACAAACAGGGTTATCTTTTGAAAAAGAAACCAATACAATGACTAAGAAAGTATTGGACTTCTTTGAGCGTGTTAGGTATTCTTATCTTTCTGCAAAAGAAAACCCTGATGAATATGGTGATGCTTGGAAAAAAACAGTAAAAAATGTTAGAGAACAGTTTGATACAATAGATGATTTTACTAGAGAACTCAAAACATATCTAAAAGAAGACACAGCGTTTTCTGATGAAACATATAACCCTAGTTCAAGACAGGCTAAAGAATTGTATGAAGCAATAAAGGAAATGAGATTCAAATCAGATGAAGTAAGTGACCCATTTTCTAAACAATTAGGTGATAAGGTAATTGCTACTTTACTCAAAGATGAGTCTACGTTTGCCGCATTCATACATTATGCTTTACGTTCTCACGCTAATCCTCTTCCCGATAAAGCATGGTCAGCAGTTGATTTGAAACCTGATGAGATTACAAGAGACTACATGGGACTTGATTTAGAACCTAAAGATATTCCACTTTACATTATAGAACACTATGGTAAAGAAGATGAAGATACTCGTAGAATAGAAAACAAGTTCAAAGGAGCATACAAATTATTACAAAAAGTCTACGGTTCTGAATATAGTGAAGACAAGTGGGATAGTTTAGTAGATTTAGATATTGCAAAAAGTGATGAAGAAAAGCAATCTATTGACTTCATAATTCCAAATAAACCAATGTATAGAATATTTGAGATTGATGATTTAAAAGAAGTTAAGGGGTTAACAGGAGAATACATCGTCCAAGAAAAATATGATGGTATGAGAATACAACTTCATAAGTTCAATAATAAGGTAACGATTTATTCTTACAACGAGAAAGACATAACTAGTAAATGTCCTGAGCAAGTTAAGGCTCTTGAAAAGAAATCATTCAATGACTGTATATTAGATGGTGAACTAATGTTATTTATGGAAGATGAGCCACTACACCGAGCAGACACAATTGCACACGTTTTCAAAAATAAAAAGGGAGGAGAACTACGAGCGCATGTTTTTGATATAATGGTTCATGAAGGAAAGAACATTGCTGATGAAACATTAAGAGAAAGACATAATATTCTACTCTATCAATACTCTCAACATTCATCACAAGACTTAGCCTTCCCATCCAAGAAAGACACAAGGATAGCAGATTCAATTAAGGAAGTAGAAGAATATGCAAAAGAGATTATGCAACTTCCTGCTTCTGAGGGAGTTGTAATTAAAGACATAGAATCAACATATTACATTGGAGTTAAGAAAAATCCTAAGTGGATTAAGTGGAAGAAGTTTGTTGATTTGGATGTAGTAGTGCTAGATTCTAAGAAAACTAAGAGTAATTTACACTCTTACACTATGGGTATTGGCCCAGTAAATGCTGAAACTGCAAGGAATTACAAAACAATTGAGTTTGAAGATAAAGATTATCTTGAAGTAGGTAAGGCTTTGAATACAAAGGAATCTGTTAAGATTGGTAGTATTGTTAGAGTTAAAGTTGACGAAGTAAAAAAGGGTAAAGACGGATTCAAATTATTTTCTGCTAAGGTAATAGAAATACCGGAAGTTACCCGTTCTGATTCCGTTGAGACGTTAGAGCAACTTGCAAGCAAAACAAAAAAATCATTGAGTGCAATGTCATATTCTTTTGGAGATAAAGTAGGTAGTATGTTTGAAGTCACTAGTGGATTACAAAACCCAAGAGCAGGTAAGAAGAAAGTCAAGAAGGGATATTACATTACAGACCACACACATGGAACTGCTGAGATAATACTCAAAGAAGACCTAAATGGATTTACTATCTATGGTTTCGAAGGAGACAATCTAATGCAGAAAAATGCTTTACATAACATAGATTTGTGGAAAGAACAAGTTGCTAACATAATGAAAAGCAAACGTTCTATGTTTAGGTTAGCAATCAGAAATGAAATATTAGAAAGTGGTAGAGACAACATGCCTTTTAAGAAAATACTAGATTTTATCGTGGATAAACATCAAGGGGCATTTGCAGATTTGTTTGATTCAGATGACGGTAAACTAATGGCTTGGATGAAACAACAAGAAGATTTAGTCTATTTACATCCGAATAAGTTTACTGCTAGAGAAGATATTTTAGAAAAAGATATTGAAGAACTAGTGAAAAAAGACAACATGGGAAAATATACAATCGTTTTGAGAGAAGACGATAATGTAGATTTAATCATAGATTATCAAGATGAACGTATGGCTTGGACAATAGACATAGAAGGTAATACAGATATCTATGACTTATTCGGTAAATCAGGTAAGTATCCTGCTATTGTTTCTAAGAAAATAGGAGAGTCTAAGAAAGTGTTAGACAAAGGAGAGATTGAATTAGGAATACAAAAGGATGGTTATCATGAATATCGCCTTGATGGAGATAAGTTTGAAACTCGAATGCATTTCAGAGTAGTGCCGTTAGATGAGAAAAAGAGTTGGATTGCTTGGACAGGTAAAAAGCAAGAGATGTTAGAAGATAAAGAGAACCCTAACAAATGGAATATTGCTGAAGATACATATGCTGTATTAGACTTCCCAACGCCTAAAAAGAACTAATCTTACCTTTATTTAATATAGTAAGAGTAGAAACTTGACTGCAATGTTGATGATGGAATCTCCTTTACTAAAGGCAGAATCTTCTCATGAGTTCAGCATTCTTAAGTCAGATAGTTTAATCATTGGAGGTTATGCTTCAATAGAAATAGTTGACAAACAAAATGATTTAATCACACTAGAAGCATTAAATGATGCTGTTAAGAAATACATGTCTGACGAGAAATACAGAAATGTAATGTCTAATCATTCTAATGTACAAGTTGGAGAAGTTGTTGAGCAATACCGTGATAGTCACGGTGTACTTCACAAGACTTCAGTTGATGATGTTGGGTTCTATGTAGTTATCAAACTAAGAGATGACATAGAAAAGGCAAAAGAAATATCAAGAGGTATTAGAAAAGGAACACTTCGTTCCTTTAGTATAGGTGGACAAGCCATCTCAAAGAAGCAAAAGACTTCTGATGAGTATGGGGAATACAACGAGATAGACAGGTTGGAACTGCATGAAGTTACAATCTGCGAGAAAGGGATTAATCCCGAAGCAAAGTTCGACATTTTAAAAATGGAGGATAAAACAATGAGTGAAAAATTGGAAAAAGCACTGGAAGAGTTGAATGACTTGATGAAGCAAGTTAACAACGTTCACAGTGAAGTTGATGATGCCGTAACGAAGAACGCAGAGTATATGGATACTAATGCAGACATGGATGAGAAAATGTATGGACATGAAAAAGCCGACACAGACGAAGACATGGAAGAAAAAGCAGAAGATGACATGGAAGAGAAGGCTCTTGATGAAGATGAAACAAGAGAGTTCGAAGCAGGAGAAGAAGTAGTAAGTGGCGGAAAGCCTACTGCTGCACCTGCTGCACTTAACGTAGCAAAAGGATTAGAGGGAACTGATTTCTCTACTCTTGATTTAAGTGCTGAAAATGTTGAGAAGGCTTATGCTAAGTTTAAAGCAGAGAGAATGGAAGCAATGGCTTACGACTCTCTAAGCAAAGAGTTCGAAACAAGGTTTACTAACGAACTATCTGTAAAAAAGGCTAACGCAGAAAGAGCAGAATATGATGCTCGTTCTGATGTAGCGGCTCTGAAAACAGAGTTTGCTGAACTACGCAAATCTCTAACAGAGAGAAACTCTGAGATTAGGAAAGCACAAGAAGTGGCTATGTCACTACCTACTGGTTTCCCAACAAGTATCGAAGCGGCGGCTGAGATGTCTTGGGATGACTTACACGCATTAACAAGAGGTGATTAAATATGTCAGGATATATTAAAACAATGAAAGATTTAGAAGCGGCAACATACGGATATGGCGGAAACTCAGGTAACGCTCTACTCAAAGCGGGTGGAGTTGTTGGTGGTTTCGGTACTCCACACGATGCTTCTTCAAATCCCTTTACTGCGGCGGCAGGTCTAGGCGACTTATACAACGTTCTTTATGGACAGAAAGTTTGGTCTATGCTGAACCAAGAAGTAAACCCTCTTTCTATGATTGCAAAGAGGCCATACACATCAAGCGGTTGGAGAGTTCTAAAGAGCCGACCTATTGGTGGTAGTGGTTCTAATTTCGCAACAGGTTCTAACGCTGTAACTGCAAACATTTCGTCTGCAAACGCGGCAACACCAAGAGCAGATACTATTGGTGGAGTTGGAGAGAATGCTGTAATTGGTACAGACTTCCATGCATTAGCACCTGAGTACACAAAACTATACGTCAGTCCTAAGACTATTGCACATCTGTTTGAGTTCTCAGAACTTGGAATGGAACTTGCGGCAATTGATGACGGTGTTGGTGATATTCGTGCTATCGTTAGAGAAGACATGGGTAAACTACACGCTGAAGTACAGAGCAAAATGTTAGTTATGCCTCTTGAGAAGTATAACGAAAACGGTACAACAGGTATTGAGAAGAACTATACTTCACTAATGAAGATAGTTTCATCTGCGGCTGAATTGGCTATAATGCAAGAAGATAACATCTTCCATAACAGCAAGAACAACGATGGTACATTTGCACAGATTGCTGATGCGGCAACTATCTATGGTTCAGAGCGAGTTGTAACTGTTGCAGGAAACAGTGGGGCATTTACCTACACAGGTGTACCTTCTTTCCTAGATGCTGAAGTTGATTTCGGAGCAGGATACCTACCTGCTGATTGTAGAGTTCTAACATTGAGCCTACTTAACGATATGATTAGGAAAATACGCCAAAACGGTGGAAACCCTAAAGTTATCCTTACTGGATATGATACCATACAGAAACTTTCTGACTTGTTACAAGCACAAGAAAGATTCATGGACAGGAAAGAGATTGTTCCTACCCATAATGGTGTTCGTGGTGTTAAAGGTCAAGAAGTTGGTTTCAGAGTTGCAACATACTATGACATACCAATTATACCTGCTAAAGATATGCCATCAACAGGTGCAGGAACAACTAACCGTATCAGTGACATACTGATTCTAGATACAGACCACCTATGGCTATCTGTAATGAAACCTACACAATACTTCGAAGATGGTATTACTAGTGGAAACCCATTCGGTGTTGGTAAACTTGGAAACCAAGGTATGTACCGCACTATGGGTGAGACATGCTGTTCCTTCTTCAAAGGACAAGGTAAGATTACTAACCTAAAGAGTGCTTAAGGTACTTCATTAGAAAGTGAAAACGTAAAGTAGTACCCTCTACTCCGAACTATCGGGGTAGGGGATACTACCCAATATAATGGAGGCATAATTATGGCATTAATGAAACTAGTAAGACATAGACCTGAAGGCGAGATAGTAATAGGAAAAGGCGAATATTCGATAGGAGCGCATACATGGTGCGAAGTTCCTGCAAACGTTGCAATAGATTATTGCGGTGATGAATCAATTCTTATTGATTTTACACAAGACGATAAGAAACATATTTCAACATTAGACGACAGAAGGTTAAGATATCTAAAAGCACATTTGAATGTTGCAGAAGAAGATGATGTTTTATCTATTCTATATCCAAAGAAAAAGTCAGCCGCCAAAAAGAAAGTAGAAGAAGTAGTGGAAACAGTTGTTGAAACTATTGCTCCTGCTAAAGAAGAGGTGAAGGAAACACCTGCTAAGAAAACAACTACAAAGAAAACACCTGCTAAAAAGACCACTAAGAAGGATGTGAAATGATGGTCGGGGGAGTTGCAGGTAGCCCCGTTAGAACCGCTAGTGCAGTTTTGAACACTGGTGTTTGTAAATTAAATAGTGTCCATTTCACTTCAACTGGGACTGCAACACTAAAAATCTATGATAGTGCTAGTACTACTGTTGGTTCATCTGACGAAGTTGCTAGATTAATCCTAACCGCTAATACAACAACAGAGTTTGACTTTCATGGTAGAGCAATGGGAACAGGAATAACTGCAATATTAACTGGGAGTGGTGGGGCATACTCCTGTACATGGAGTTGATTTTTTGCCATCAATTGATACAGATACAAGATTAATTATGACCATTTTGTTCGTAGGGGCAATGAGTGGTGTTAATATTTACTTTTACCAAATGGTAGGAGTTAACTTTCCATACGGAGGATTCTCTCATGCCGTTCTATTTGGTATTGCAACAGTAGGTGCGATAATGATAATGAAAGCAATATTCGATTTATTCTTAAACGATGTTATAGAAGAGTTTTTGTTAAAGAGGAATATAGATGGTTATTGGAATAGAAAGGCTAGAGAAGAAGAAAACCGTAAGAGGGTTAGAGATTCACTACGTCAGTTTAACCAAACATTCCAACAACAAAACTATGGGGAGATTCAGACTCCATTTATGCAATCAGTAACCACTAATGATAATGCATTGAGTCCAACATTCTTAACCCAATTCAATGAATGAGGGTAATACATGGTTTCAGAAATACTAATGGGATTTGATGAATCCACATTAGCATATGATTTACAAAGAGCGCATTCTGCTGATATTTGGTTTTTAAGAGCAAGATTTTTTCTTTGGAGTGGGATTGCTTGTGTTGTTAGTTTTTCAATAGGACACATGTTACCTCTTTTCGGAATAAATGTATTCCAATGGATATTAGACGGAATGTTTAGTTTTTGGCATCATCTATGGGGGTAAGGCAAAATGTCAGTAATGGCAGGATTTGCAATACTGCTTGTTGAAGGACTTAACAAAGTATATCAAAGACTTCATTCAATTCCCTTTGGTGTGTATGGAGCAAGTAAAGCAGGTAAAACTACACTACATCATCAACTAAGAACTAGAGGTGAAGTTCCTTCTATTACAGATAGAACTGTTGGTTTAAAGAGAGCATCTAGAAAATATGTGAAATTAGATGGTGATGCACATACTGTCAAAACGGCTGATGTTGGTGGAGAGACTGTATTTTGGACTGAGTGGGTTGAAGATATGCGCACTCGACATGTTAAATATATTATATTCATGTTAGATGATAGGCATATGGATAAACACTACGATATAGAACAACAGTTATGTTGGACTTTTTTAGTGGATACTATTTGTTCTCCTTATTGGAACGTTAACGGAAAAAAGAAGAAAAAGAAAATGCATGACTATCCAATTGCTGTTGCTCTTTGGGCTAACAAATATGACTTATGGAAAGATAAATATGACTATGATGGTAAGATAGAAAAACACCCAATATTTGAATCATTTAGAAATGGAATGCAGAAATTAAATGATAAAGGAATCCCATGTCATAAGTACATTGTAAGTGCTAAATCTGATTCAGAGATGGTATATAGAGGAATCCTAACAATGATAAGGGACTACTAGAGGAGAGAGATAGATGTCAATGCAATTCCAACCACCAAGTTTGATTGGCGCACAATCAGCAAATACAGGAGCGAACCCATTTTTAGATAGGTTTTCAGCCGCAAGAGCCGCAGGTGCGGTAATGTTTTATGAGTTTAAAAATACAAAACCAAAGAAACAATTGAAAGAGATAACTAAGATATTAATGCCTGAAAAGAAAAAGTTCTTGAAAATACCATACAGATTCAAATACAATTTAAAAGATAGATGTGTAGTATGTGGTTCACAAAAAGTTTGGGAAGCAGGAGATGCAATGAGGCCACCCCTTCCATTACATAAGGTGCGTAAAGGCTATCCAATGCGCGGTACTTATTGTGAAAAACATGCTCAGATACACAGGCAATATGAAATGTTAGAACAACAAATACTAGCAGACGAACATGGCCTTTCTTTCAGTGCATATATGCCTTCGGTTAAAACTCTAAATCCATTAGCAAGTGGGCCATTAACAGGATTAAAACAACAGGACATACAATCTCTTTCATCTTTAGGATGGTCAATACACCCCCCTTCTAGTGTTTCTGAAACTAAAGAAGAAGAGTTGTTTAGATTAATAATAGAAAACAACGGAATTAACGAAAGAATCAAAACACTATTAACTGAAGGTGCTAAGGTAGTATCAAGTTCGGAGCAAGAGGAGGTAGCGTAATGGGATTATTCGGAACAAGCAATAGTAACTTATCAACACAAATTGGAGCGCAACAGCAGACCCAATTTAAAGCAATGAACAACCTTTTGACATTGCAAGAAAACCATGTAGAAGACTTCTTTCAGTATCATGGAGAAGCATTCTTAGGAGCATTAGAAAAACTAATTGAAGATACTGTTAGTAGAACGGTTAGTCAAATGTTAGTTAAATTAGAGTTTAATCAAAGTTCAAGTGGAAACTTAGTAATGTCTCCTGAAGCACTTTCTGACTTTACTAGTATTACACAAGAAAATATAGATTTAGATTTGCAGAATCTATTGGCTACTGCAATCAATAGTGAAGTTGTTATGCAAAGAAGAATGGCTAAACAACAATACCTAGAAGCACAGGGTTTCTCTGCTCCACAGCAACAAACACCTACGACAACTCCACAAATGGGTATGAACCCTCAAGGGTTAAACCCAAGTCAGATTCAAGGCGGTAACATGAGTACTAATTTTAACAACACCTTAAATCAACAACAAATGGCTATGAACAATGGTAGTGGCTATCCTATTCCTCCAAGTGGTTATGACAACATGAACAATCCGTATTGGATAGACCCACAAACAGGACAGCCAACATATACTCCACCTCAAAGTGGATTAGGTTTAGCATCAGGTTTGGGTAAAGCAGTTGCATGGGCTAAATGGCTTGCATAGGTTGGGGTCTGATGAATGCCGGATATAAGAGTAAATGATAAGGTAGTAGATAGGCTAAAAACAGGTTTTGTTTTAACTCCTAAAGATAAAAAAAGTAATTGGGAAGACTTGTTAGACAACCAACCTTTATTCAGAAACCTAGCCGCATACATATTCAATTCTGTATCAGATACAACTAACATGCAAAAGGTTCGAAGAGTTACACGAAATCTAATTACTTTAGATGATAGTGATTACAAAGGTACTGACTTGTATTTCGATGAAGAAGAATATGATGAATATTTACAATCATTTCTTTCTGTTATAGAAAAAGCCCCATTGTCTAAACTAGTACTTGAACTACAAGGAATGGGTTATGTTCAACCTGATGGTAAAAATCGTGCATTCTCTGAAGGTCTGAGAGATATGATGGATGACCAAAATACTCGCCTTATTGATTTAGGTAATGATTTGAAAGTGAGTAAACTCTTAGGAGACAGATATGGTAAGGGGTTAGACGATACTGATAGAAAGACTAAACCTGCTCAAGAAAAAGCAAAAGACAAATACATTTCTCGAAGCAGTAGACTGTTAGGGGCATTTGATAGGAGTGAGCCTGTATTATATCCATCTACACTACAAGAGTTCTTATCAACAACAGGTACAGATATTACTATTGATACTGAAGGGTATTTTACTAAATTATTCAAGGTAGAAGGATATGGAAAACTGGGTGAAGATTCATTTCAATTTAATTCTGTTAAAGGAAAGAATCTAAGTGTTAAAGAAATAGCAGAACAGAAAAAAACTCAGAAAGAAAAAGAGGCAGAGGAAGAAGAAGCATATCAAGCAGAAATGGATAGAGAAGTTGCTGAAGGTATGGAAGATTCAGAAGATGATGATGCGGGTATTACTCAAAAGATGTTAAGAAAAGCCGAAACAACAGGGTCTAACAAACTTGTTAGTCTGAAGATTTTAGGTAATGGTAGATATGAATTAAACTCATTTGGTAAGAAAGAAGCATTTAACACAGACAATAGAAGTGAAAACTTAGAGGAACTTTGGGAAAGTTTACAAGATATATCTCTCCCAAATGAAAAGGAACTTATTGAGATAGTTAGGTCACAAAGAAAATCAGGGTTAAAGGATGCAATACTAGGAGCATTAACTCCGCAATCAAATAAGATTGATTTAGGCCAAGTAAGTATTACTCTGAAAATGAAAGAATGGGAAGATGAAGAAGCCTTTATTTTATGGGCTGTTAAAGGTGGAGGAAAGGATGAAGATAAGAAACTTACATCTGCTGTTAAAAATATGACAAAAAGAACTCTTATGTTAAAATCGCTGTTTGATGATTTGGAATCTAATTGGGGTAGTTATGTATATGATAAAAACGAAGCACCTTTTGCTAAGTTCATGCAAGTGTTGTCTGAGAAAAGAAGGAAAGAATTAGTTGAGTTTTTCAACCAACTAATAGTTTCTATTAAGAATGATGATTATAACTTATCAAATCCTGAACAAACAGAAACCGAGTTTAAAGAAGTAATTAATCCTAAAGATGACCAATTATATAACATGTTCATGTATGGTCTTGATAAAAACAAGAAAAAGGTTCAGATTGCAACAGCAGATAGGAAAACACCCAAAGTACAAGCAGTTGAAGGAAAGAAAAAACCAATTGGTATAGAAGAAGATGGTGAAATTAAAGAATACTATCCTGCTTTTGGTAATCACAATACTTTTATCTCAAAGATACAAGCAATACTAAAGAACATCAAGAGTGGGGATTACAGAGAATCAGTTAACATTATTCCACTATTAGCAGAGGCTGATGATACTGATGGATTGATGTCTACAATAAAAGAACAGTTAGAAGAAGGTCAAGATTGGAAAAGAGAAGGAGATGTTGAGTTCAAAGTATCCGATACTGAAGGAATACCAATTCTAACGTTTAGTAGAAAAATAAAAGTTACTAGTCAAGTAGATACTAATATTGGTCGCCGTACTAGTGGTGGTAAAGATAGATTCAAAACAGGTAGATTTTCTGAAAGAGGAATAGGTGCGTCAGATAAACAAATAGAAAATAGAACTACCCTTACTGATTCTAATGATGCTGATGAATTAAGATTAGTTTATACTGAGTATGAAGGATTAAAGGAAATGATAGAAAGGTGATTAGATGGGTAAAGTAAGTTCTCCAAGTGATTTTACAAATATTAATGTTAGTTATACAGCAGGTAATGGCTACTATACTACGCATACAGATGTTTCTAACTTATTACAAATTGGAGCATTTACTAGTTCAACTACCCCTACTATCGCAGAAGTAGGTAAGATAATAAAAAGAGTAGAAGAAAAAATAGATGATAGTATTAAACAATCATATAGACCAATATTACATCATGAAGAGTTTCACTCTTTTGATACAGCATTCAATCAAGGTGCATACCCAGTAAGACCATACAAAGATTATGTTGGGTTCATTCAACTATCTCAACCTAAAGTTCAGAAGTTAGTCAGGTTAGAAATATACCAAGGTAATAATTGGAAAGACCTAGCATCAGCAACTGCTAGACTAACAGTACCAAGTACTGTAACTAATAGTGCTTGGAAAATATCTTTAACGGTGGGAACATATACTTTTGAGTTAGATGAAGCAACTGAGTTCTTTGATAACTTCGGCCCTAAGACTACTGCAAGTCAGATAGTTGATGCTATCAATGAAGTATATCCTATGAAGACGGCTAAGTTTACAGGAGAAACTGCATCTAAAACTGTAACGGCAAACGGAAATGATAGTGTACATATTTCAGATTTCTTTTATGCTACCACTGATTCAGAACAAGGAGATACAATAGTAATATCTTCATTGCTTCTAGGTGATGACGGGTCTAACTGTACAATTTCTTCTACATTTGGTTCAGTAGAAGGTTTTACTGACCACCAAGACCAAAGAAGAAGAGGAGACTTTTGGCAAATGAAAAGTGAGGGGAAAATATTCTTTTTACAAGAATATCCTCACATCACTAATCATTCAATTAGAGTTGCATATGTTGCGGGGGATGGTAGAGTTCCTGCACCGATACATGAAGCGGCGACTAAGTTTGTTGCGGCAGAAATTATTAGGCATGATGACAATTCAATTTTAATTGCCGAGACAGATTCTAATATTGATTTGAAAACCAAACATGACATTATGCTTGAAGAAGCAAATAAAATAGTTGATGGTAAAAAGAATCTAATACATTTTATATCGTGATACTATGCAAGACTTAAACAATTTATTTCGTGAAATCTTGGATAGAGAGATAGAAAGAAATGAAGCGTTAGCAGAACTAGGTTATGCAGGATTTTCTATTAGTGATGATGAAGTATTCAAACATGCATTAGATGTCTTTGTAGGTAGAGTACAAGAAAAAGCAATGGAGGCAGTAAATGGCAGGAATACTTGATGAAGTTACATTTCTAATGAAAGTGATTACTGAAAACTGGTCTTCTTCAGGACTTACATTATACAACAGGGGAGATATAACATCTAACTTACCTGTTCCTAAAGTAATAGATGTTCGTTCAATTGAACCAAAGGAAGGAAGAAGAGTAGACGCTGATAGTGATTCAGCAGTTATTGTTGTCTATGAAGATAGTTCTTCTACCACATATCCTACTATGGATTACGCAGTTAGAAATGAAACATTCTCTTTTACAATACATATGAGAGTATTACATAGAAGAGACTTTGCTGATAATACAACATCTAGAGATAGACTTAGAATATTATACAGAATCTTGCGACATGTTCTTGAGACAAACTCACTTAGCCCTACTATATCTACGACAGTGGGGGGAACAGTTTACACTGATAGTGCAGAAATAATAAAGTTGCAAAGTAGGAGTGAAGCCAATGATAGAAAGAAAAGGTTATTGGGCTATAAACTAGGCGTAGAGATGAAGAGAATGGGGAGAAGCGTATGACGACAACAACAATTTTGACAGATGAGGTGTTTACAGGAGCAGGTGTAAGTGCTACAATGATACCTGAAAGTGACATCTATTTTGAAGGATGTGACCTTCTTGCAGATTTTACTACTGTTGATTTGATTGATGCTGTTGAAGGCGTTGCAATGACCTTAGTAACTAACTTATATCAAGGATGTATGGCTAAGATAGTAAACGCTACAAGTGCTAGTTTTAATGGGACATACATGATTAAGAGTAATACTGGAAACACTATTACCTTTGCAGAAAATATTGGAGACGCAGTTGATGATGACATTGATATTACTATCATGTCTTTTGGCGCACCTTCTCCTGCTCCTAATGTGATAACAGGAAAACCAACACTACTAGCAGATAATTGGCTAGGTCTTGTTAATACTCTAACTCCTCCTAATGTAGAAGTAGAAGTAGCACAAGTTAGTTTAGCATTAGGTGGTTCTAGAAATCTAGGATACCAATACAAGAAAGGAGAAACTGTTAGTGGTGGTTCTTTAGATATTTCAATGGGTAATGGGTCTTGGTTATACTATGCATTAGGAAGTTATAATGTTACAAATGGAACATCAGGAGGCGGTGCGGCACACACGTTGGGTGCGGCAGGTAGTTTATCAGGTACAGGAGTAGCAATTACTTCAGGTGTAACTAATTATACTGATAGACTAGTTAGAACAATAGGAGGAAAAGAATACCCCCCAAGTTCAGATAAAACCAAACTACAACAAGTAACAGAAAATGCAGGTGGTTATTATCTCTATGATTTTACTGAGAATAATGGAGACGCATTGCCATCCTTTGCATTAGAAGTAACATATGAAAAATCAGGTTTAGTAAATAACAACTACTATGTTGGTTCATTAGGTACTACAACTGATAGCACTACAAGACCATTCAAAGACATTTATGCTAGAGTATTTACTGGCTGTCAAGTAAACAGTTTAACTATGAACTTCGATGAAGGACAAGAGTTGAAAGCAAATCTAGACTTAGTTACAAGAAGGGCTTTTGATGCTCCTGCGGGTTATACACCTAGAAGAAGGCAAAGAACAAATGATAGTACAAGTACTGGTTTATTCAACTACCATGCTGATGATACTAATATCAGACCTTACTTGTTTTCAGGTGGACAGATTAAACTATACGGTCAGACTGTCGCTAGAGTAAAG